GGTATTACTGCTGAAGAAATTGCTGCACAAAGAAAACTTCTTGAGCCTATGGCAGAGTCACAGCGTTTGGCACAGCAGCAAGCTTTTCAAGGTGCTTTGAGAGATATTGGTGTTGGTGCGGCTGGTGCTGGTGAAGGCGCAGTAACTGGCGCACGTGCAGATATTTTACGTGGTGGTGCAGCAGGTGAGCTTGCTCTTGGTGCGGCACAGATTGAAGGAGATTTACAACGTCAGGCATTGGCACAAGCGGAGGCTGACCGTGCTAGACAGGCAGCGGGTGCAACTTCATTAGCGCAGCTTGCTGGTCAACAACTTGGAGTAAGTCAGGCAGGATTTGGAGAGCAAGTAGAGCGAATTGGTTTGGGTGCAGGTGTTGGTCAAGAGCAAAGAGAATTGGAACAACAGCTTATCGGAGCAGAAATGCTTAAGTTTGCTGAAGAAGACCCAATGGCATTTACTGAAAGATACTTGCAAACAATTTATGCTGCTCCTACAACGGGTGTTCAACGTGTTCAAAAGCCTAGTGGATTACAGCAAGCTCTGGGAGTTGTTACTGCTTTATCAGGAGCAGCAAAAGCAGGAGCGCCTATACCTGGATTTAGTAAACATGGCGGTGGTATTGCTGCTCTTGCAATGGGAAGCAATGTTAAAACTGCAGCTAAAAAATATAAGCTTGCAACAGAAGGTAAGCTTGACGAAACAATGACGGTTGAAGACTTAGCAAAAGCTTTAGAAAGTCCTAAAGTTAAAAAAGAAGTTCAAGAAAAATTTAAAAAAGATTTAGCTACAGTTGCACCCGCAAGTGATAATTCTGCTATGCAAGGCGGCGACCAAACACCTACAGAATTTGGTCAGGGTCAAATAGACCCGAAACCTTTAGCTCCAGCAGATAACTCTAGAATGTTTGCAAATCAGGCTCTGGCTAGACAGTTAATGATGCAACGACTTGGTGCTTATGGAATGAAAAATACGGGTGGTGGTATTGCTCAACTGCAAGAAGGTGGTCAAGCTGAAAAAGAAGAGGGTGCTTTTGGTCGTATTATGTCTAGCGTAGGTAGCGGCCTTCGCTCTGTAGCTTCTGATTTTATGTCGCCAGTTAAATATTATTCAGAAAATTTAGACCCATTTAGAGGGTACGATGGATATGACAGAATGAGAATAGGCTTGTCTATTCTTGCAACACAGCCAGAGTTAGGTGAGTCTAGCTTGGGAACTATTAGTCGTGGTGCTTTGGCTGGTGTTCAAGCTGCTGCAGAAGATAAGTTAGAACGTGAAGACATAGCTTCTTCAGGCTCAACAAGTGTTGGAACTTTTTCTGATACAGAGTTTATGAATATTGCAGAAAGATTTTTTAAACAACAAAACATTTCAGGTAAGAAATATGCAGATGTACTAGATAACTTAATTCGTGAGTCTAAATTAGAAGCTCTTAATTTAGCGCAGCAAGGGTTGTTATCAGGAAGAGGTTCTGCTTTCTTGCGTCAAGCTGGTGAAGATATATTTAGAGATAAACTAAAAGGTTTGTTGCCACCTGATGATAAAGACGATGAAGTAGTTGATAATTCTAAAACAAAAAGGACTGGAATGAATCGTGCGGCAAGAGGAACTCCTGCAGCAAGAAAAAATTTAGAAGATTTTTAAGTAAGGAGTGAAGAATGGCAGTAAGTTATAGGTCAGCCAGTTTTCAAGAAGCTTACAAAAAACTTCAAGAAGAAAATGAGCAAGGTTTAATTAAGTCGGGAGATGATGTTTCACGCAGACTTAATGAGCTTGGTTATGATTTTTCTAAAGAAGAATTTCAAGACGCAATTAGAAAACAAAAAACTGAGGTTGGTAAGGATGCTGACCCAGAAGATTTGCGTGCAGAAACAACTGCTATAGGTAGAACTGTAGGTCGCACACTGGGAGAAGTGGGTGGCGCACTAGTAACCTTCGGTGAGATTGTCCTGCCCGAAAGCGTTGAAAATGTAATTGGCGAAGCTGCTGATTCTTTGGGAGAGGCTCTTCCTGAAAGTTTTAAAGAACTAAGCAGTGAATTTTTTGACCCGTATCATGGCTCTGGCTTGCAGGCAGGTGGTGAAGAGATTGTAGGTACTATTGCCTCCTTTATTATACCTGGCACTGGTATTATCAAGGGTGTTAATGCAGCAAGCAAAACTGCAAAAGCTATGTCTCCAGGCGCACGGGCTGTAATGACTAATAGCGCACGTAAGTTATCAGGTAAACAACGTAAGATTGCACAGGCCACGGGTCGTGGTACTGCATATGCGGCTGGTGCTACTCTTGTAGCTCCCGAAGAAAACATTGCTAACTTAATTGTAGAAGAGTTTCCAGATGCAGAAGAGTATTTGGAAAGGCTTGCCTCTAATCCTGATGATAGTGAAGCGGAAAAAATTCTAAAAACATTTGCTACTAATTTAGGTATCGGTGCTGTGTTTGCTCCGTTAGCTGTTGCTAATGCGTATAAACGCCCTATATCTAAAGCAGTGGGTGCAGCTTTTAAGCCTCTTAATAAAGTAAAAGATATTCTTCCAAAAATTAAAATGCCTGCAAACTTCTCATCACGTATGGGAACTGATGATACTATATTGCAAGCAGCAGTAGAAAGAAGCGGTGCTGCTCGTGCTGCTACGTTACGTGCTGAAGGATTAGCAAAAGATTTAAAGGCAGCTGTAAAAAAAGAATACGGCAAGGAAACACCAGAAGTAATTGAAAAAATAAATCAGGCATTGTCTGCCAAGACAGGACGCTCTGGTTTTGTTACTGGCCTTAAACCAGAAACACGTAAGCTTGTCCAAGAAATGCGTGATAACATTGATACTCTTTCTAAAGAAGTTATTGGCAGTGCTAAAGGAGAGCTAAAGGGTAAGATTAGTAAGGGTCTAGGTACATACATTACAAGAAGTTATGATTTATTTGATGACCCTACATATGCAAAAAACATGCGTAAGAAATGGGAAAGGTTTACTAAAAGTAATTTCCAAGATGACCCTCAAGGTGTATTTCAAAATGCAATTGATGACCTTGCTAAAGCAGGGGTAAAAGAACCACGTGCAGCATTAGCAAAACTTATTAATAAAGAAAAAACTGATGATGGTGTGTTGGGTGTATTGTCTTCTCTTACGGCTCATAGTGGTAGCGCACAGTCTGCCAAGTCAGGAATGAAAAGAAATGAAAACTTGCCACAAAGTGTTCGTGATTTGTTTGGTGAAGTTAAAGACCCATATGGAAATTATGTTAAAACATTTTCTAACCTGTCTGAGATTACATCACAACAAAGATATGCTAAAGATGTGGCTGACCATCTATTAAGTAAGGGTCTTGCACGCAAAACAGACACTGATGGAACTATGTTGGCTTCTCTTTCCGATACTACATCTGACAAGATGTCAATGATTTTTGGTGGTAAGGGAGCAGCGCAACTAGACAATCCTTTGCAGGGATTATACACAACTGATGTTTATAAAAAAGCAATTCAAGAAGGGCTTGATTTGGCAAGACCTGATGGATTGGCTATGAAAACATTTATGACTGCCAAAGGTATTTCACAAGCAGCTAAAACTGTGTATAGTCCTATTACTCATGGACGAAACGTAATGGGTAACACCTTTATGTTGATGGCTAATGGTATGCTGCCTGGTACTAAAATGAAGCAAGCTGCTTCTGCAATTATGCCTAAGTCAATCACAAGACGATTGCTTAATAAATCTAACAAAGAACTAGCAGATACTTATGCTAGGTATGTAGAGCTTGGCATTGCTAATAGTGGACTGGGTGTTAACATTGTTAGAAGAAACCTTGCAGCTTTCGATGGTAACCCAGAGGCTTGGTTAAAAAATAAGTCTGTTGTTGAAGCGGGTAAAAAATTAAACAAAGGTGTTACAGACTTATACCAAGCTGAAGATGACTTATTTAAAATTGCACACTTTGAAAAAACTCTAGACTATATTAAGCGCTCTGATAAGTATAAAAGTTTACCACTAAAGGAACAGGAAAGAATTGCGGCACAACGCACACGTGACTTGATGCCTAATTACAACCTTGTTCCTAAAGCTTTAAAAAGTTTGCGTGGTTCTGTGTTTGGAGACTTTTTGTCTTTTCCCGCAGAGATGGCTCGTATTAGTAAAAACTTAGTTAAGTATACTTTGGATGATTTAACAAGCGGAGATGCTGTTCTTGCTAGGCAGGCCGCTAAACGTGCAGCGGGTATTACAGCTGTGGGTGTAGCTGGGGATGCCTTGTCTGATTTTAGTAGAAGCCTTGCAGGTATTGATGACGAGCAAGAAGAGGCGATTAATAATGTTGTTCCTCAATGGGAGTTTAATCAGGATAGAATTTATTTAAGTGGTATTGATGAAGATGAGCGTGGTCATAAAGGAGTAGACTATATTAACCTTGGTCCTATTGACCCGTTTGCCTACATTAAAACTGCAGGTAAGGGTATGCACAGTTTGATAGCAGCGGGAATTGACCCTAACTCTGATGTAACCTCTGCAGAACTTAGCAAGGTAGCTCTTGGTACGCTTGATTCTACACTTGGTCCTTTCCTTGACACCTCAATGATTACCGATGCTTTAATTGAATCTTCTACAAAATTAAAAGAGATAGACAAAGCTCCTACTGCAGTTGATGGTATAGCAGATGCACTAAGCCCTATGGTTGATTTGTTTACCCCTGGCTTTGTAGACTTGCTAGAGAGGCGAGCAGATTATAATAAAAGCATTGCACAGAAGCAAGAGTTAGCAGGACAACCTTCTTCAAGAAGTTTGGCTCAACGTGCTGGTCTTTCTTTGCGGGATGCTCCTCCAGGAATTTACCCTGAAAAAAGTTTCTTGGCTCAGTTTCCAGAGGGTGAGGTTGATTTAGCTGCATCATTTGGTATGAAGCGCCAGCGTCTTGATTTAACTGCAGGCATGAACTTTGCTGTTCGTCCTTTATTGGGTGAGATTAAAGGAGCAGGCAGCGGTCTGTATGATTTGCTAAATAAAAGCAATTTAATGCAAGAAGACCAAGACAAAATTGTTAGTGAATATGTAGACGCTCAAAAGCAAACACTAAAGGGTTACGAAAAACTCAGAGCATTAATGAAAAATTATCAATCTTTGTTTGGTGATGAGTATGATAATGAAATAAATAAAGGCTTGACTATGCGTGGTGACCAGATATTTACAGATGCTGATGCTGGAATTATTAGTAATGCTATGTTTGTCAATCCTTTTACTGGTGAGGATAGAGGATACTTTGAACCTTTTGTATTAAAGGACAGGGATATTTATGAATCAAAAGGTACTCCAATTCCTTGGCAACGACTAGATGATATTTATCAAATGTTAAATGGTAATGCAATTGATGTTATAGTAGAGGAAAATGAGTAATGCAAATAAGTAAAAACTTTTCATTGTCTGAACTGACCAAGAGTCAGACTGCGTTGCGTCTAGATATTTTTAACGAGCCGCACCCAGAGGACTTGTATAACTTACATATGTTGTGCGATAATATACTGCAGCCAGTGCGTGAATACTTTGAACGTCCTGTTACTATTAACAGCGGCTATCGCTCACCTGAGTTGTGTGTAGCCATTGGCAGTAGCGAGAACAGTCAGCACGCCAAGGGTGAGGCAGCAGACTTTGAGGTGCTGGGTGTAGACAATAAAGTTGTGGCAGAGTGGATTAGAGACAATCTGGACTTTGACCAGCTGATACTAGAGTTTTATAAAGACGGTGAGCCTACGTCAGGGTGGATTCACTGCAGCTATTCGAATAGAAAGCGTGGTTCTGTGCTTCGTTATGATGGCAAGAACTACACAAAGGGATTGTAAAATATGATTAGTGGTATTGTAAGTGCATTGTTGCCATCGGCAGGTAAGGTAATTGACCGCCTTGTACCTGACAAGAATGCTGCAGCAAAGGCAAAACAAGAGCTAGAGGCAGAGATGATTAAGGCCGCTACCAAGGCTAACCTAGCACAGCTAGAGATTAACAAGGTAGAGGCAGGACATAGAAGTATATTTGTTGCAGGCTGGCGACCTTTTATTGGGTGGACATGTGGTGTCGCTATGGCTTGGCATTTTGTGGGCGTGCCTATCACATTATTTGTGGCGGCATGGATTGGGGCAGACATACCAGAATTGCCCCAGTTTGATATGGAAAGCTTGATGACAGTCTTGCTTGGTATGTTAGGCTTGGGCGGTATGAGAACATACGAGAAGTTTAAAGGTGTTTCAAAGTAATGCGAGAGCAACAGCACTAGTTCTTTTTGTCTTGGCATTTATGCCAGGGCTTGCTCATGCGCAGACAAATGACCAGACGGGCGACCTAAACACCAGCACAGTAAATACTAACAGCACGGTTAGTAGTAACAATCCATCGACAACTAACAACTATAATGGTGCAGGTGCTGCCTCACGAGAGACACCGCCGCCTTCTGCTATTGCTCCATCATATATGTCTAACGGGCAGGACACTTGCCTTGTTGGTCGTAGCGCAGGCGCACAGGTAAACGTATTTGGCCTGTCTCTTGGCGGTTATAAGCAAGACGAGGAATGTAATAGGCGGCGGGACGCAAAGATATTAAAAGACCTTAACATGAACATTGCGGCTGTAGCGCTAATGTGTCAAAAGAAAAGCATATGGATTTCTATGTTTGACTCTGGCACACCTTGCCCACTAACTATCAATGGCAAGCTTATAGTAGGAAGAAGTGCCTACATGACAATGAAACGGAATCCAGCTAAATTTATACCAGACTATAAAAAACGTCAGGAACATTACGATACTATTCTTAATATAGGGGGAGAGGAGTCAGATGAAGAAGATACTGATAGCGGCTTGTCTATTAGTGAGCGCTTTAGGACAAGCGCACGCAGAGACTGAAATAGATAGGCTGGTTGCGGCTAGTAAGATTATTGCTAACAAGATACAGCAAGGGCGTAACGCTGTTGGTGGTCTAGCATACTATGCGGTAGATGGTAAGATTGCACCTGATGGTACTGTGCTGCCTGCCTTTATTACACCCGCAGAGGTGCAGGCATATAATGATTCTGTTAGTGATGTGTCTCAGCGCATTTATTACAATACGCAGATGATGCTTGAAGACCAATATAACGATACTATGGTAAAGCTAGAGGAGGCTATTGATACATTTGTTGATGCGACTGCCGTTATTGCGGTAGCTGTAGAGGTTGCTGACAAGGCAGAAACAACTGACCAGAACAGCGTAGCTGAACAAGAGCAGCTTCAAGACTTTGTGCAAGAAAATGATGTTATGCTAGAGCAGCAGGATGTCAATGTGTATAATGATGCACTGGGAGATGTAGAAGACTTGGCTCAAGACGCTGCTGCGTTTCTTGCTGCATCACGAATAGAAACTATTACTGGGTCTGTTGACGAGGATACTCAGCAATTTAATATAAACATGTCTGATGCTATTGCTACATATGATTCTGCAAATGAAGCTATAAAATTTGCTTGGTCAACTACTGGTTTTACACATACTTTTTACAACTTTTTTTCGTACAATAATGCAACAGTTACTGTAGAAGATGTTATGGGTATGGGGCAAACAATTTATGACGAACAGGAGAGCTTAAACTAATGTCATTAGAAGATACAGAACTAAAAATAGGGGGTGTAAACCTCAAGGGTGTATGGATTGCTATTGTTGTGTCGATTGCTACGACTTTGGCAGGCGGCATTTGGGCAGTAGCAGAGTTTTATGGCCGTATAGAAAAGGTAGAGTCGGCTGTACAAGCGCTTCCTGATGCGTCAGATAAGCTGATTGAGTTGGGTGCTAATCTTGACAGCATTATGAAGAACCAAGAACAACTGCTTGACCTGCGTGACAAAGTTGCTGACATGGAAACTACTATGGCAGAGTCTGTATTAAAGGTGAATCAAGCAGCAGAAAAAGCAGAGAACATTGGCAAGGTACAAAAAGAGATTGAGGACTTATGGCGTGGAATGGATGCACTAGCCAATCCGCTTCAATAGGAGAATCAAATGTCAGAAGAAAATAATATTGTAGACAAGCAAGCATATCAAAAGAACCGCCGTTACATGGCATGGACTTGCCTTGGTATGATGGTAATTAGCACAGTAGCTGTGCTGGTTTCACCCGCACGCTTTGAGTCTGCTGAAGCTATCCTGATGATGATGTATGGCTCACTGTCTGCAGTGGTTGCTGCATACTTTGGCTTTGCTAAGAAGCAGTAGCTTCCTGCATCATTTGGTCAATCATAGAATCAAACGTATATTTAGGCTTCCAACCCAGAACCTTACGGGCTTTGGATGAGTCACCAAGTAGTAGGTCTACCTCTGCAGGGCGATAGAACTGTGGATTAATCTTTACTACTGTATTGTCATTCTCATCTATAGCAGTCTCATCTAGGCCGACATCACCTACCCACTTGATTCGCATGTCTACTGCGGCAAAACACTTTTCAACAAGCTCACGTACAGAATGTAGCTCACCTGTGGCAAGCACGTAGTCATCACCTGTGGGCTGCTGCATCATAAGATACATACCCTCAACGTAATCTTCGGCATGACCCCAATCTCGTTCTGCATCTAGGTTGCCTAGCTCTATGTGCGGCAGGTTGCCACGTGCAATATCAGCTACACCCTGCACAATCTTCTGCGTAACGAACTCTTTACCCCGCCAGGGAGACTCGTGATTAAATAGAATACCGTTGGAGGCGTGCATATTATACGCCTCACGATAGTTTTTTACTGTCCAGAATGCAAACTGCTTAGACACGCCATATGGACTGCGTGGATAGAAGGGTGTAGTCTCAGATTGGGGTGTTTCTAAAACCTTCCCATATAGCTCTGAGGTGGACGCTTGATAAAATTTGGTGTGTTCAGTCAAACCAAGTGTACGAATGCACTCTAAGAGCCTTAAAACACCCATAGCGTCCACGTTAGCAGTGTATTCTGGGACATCAAATGAGACACGCACGTGAGACTGGGCTGCAAGGTTGTAAACTTCGTCAAATAAATGGGTATCAAACAGCTGCATAAGGCTACCTGTATCGGTCAAATCACCGTAGTGTAGATGAAAGTTAGGCCGACCAATTAGATGGGCAATGCGCTTAGATGGCTCCGAAGATACACGCCGCTGCAGGCCGTGTACAATGTAGCCTTTGTCAAGCAGAAGCTCTGCAAGATAGCCACCGTCCTGCCCCGTTACGCCAGTAACAAGTGCAGTTCTTTCTGTAAACTTACTCATCGGGGGTAGCTTCATCTTCTTCGTCCTCAAAGTCTTCAGGCCATGTAGACATAAATAGTTCGTACATTTTTTCTTTGCCTATGATTTTCATTGATGCACATATCTTACCCTCAAGACCTGCTACGTCCTGCGGTCCTTCGTCCTCTGCATTGTTACCACGTACACGGGACAGCAACTCAAGAGCTTTGAGTGCGGTTTGACCATTGCCGTTTGCTTTGGCCTGCTCATATTGCTTCTCAAGTTCTGATACTACATCTACATCTGTGCTGTATTCTTCCTCAAGCTCTTCTAGTCTGCGCTGAATAGCAGGTTCTTGTAGTAGTCTATAGCCCTGATTGTGGGCAGACTTCTCACTGTAGCCAGCAGAGATAGCAGACTGTGTAGCATTCTTGTTTATAAGATATGCTTGACAGAACTTTTCTTGACGCTCTTTAAGCTGCCCTGTCATTCATAAATTCCTCAAAGGTTTGGAACTCTTGATTGTAATATGATTGGTCAAAAACTTGAGCAGCAAGGGTGTTCTCACCATAGAAGTCTATACGCACTGACAGGTCTTTTCGTTCAAACATTTTTTCAAGGTCTTGTGCAAGGGCAAGAAGTTCGCCAGTTGTCCAGAACTTGATGCCGCCAGTTTCTACGTGTAAATACTTTGGATTATCCATTTCATCTTTAGCATCTTTGTCAACAGCGTCTTCTGGTACGCAGCAATCAAATCCAAATAGGTGTAGATTGCGATAGCCTAGCGTTTCTAATAGACCAACGGTTCGTGTTGCTGAAGCTGTACCACCAGAAATAAATACTGTACCGCCAGGGATAGGCAACTTAGGATTGACAACAAACTTGTCATCTCTTTCTGTATCACGCACCGCATCTGTAAAGGCGTGGAAGCCTTTGACATTATCTGTCTTTGACATAATATAATCTACTGCAGATATGTCGGTCATGCTGGCGATTACAAACAGGGTGCTAGGGTCAACCTTTTTAAACAGGTCTTTACGCTTTACACCGTGTGTGCTTACACCATCGACAGGCCGTGGGTCAAGGATAACACAGGCTGTAGGCTTGATACCTGCCTCAAGAAGGCGAGGATATGAGTGCTTAACACACCACACTTCGGCATCGTATTTTTCTTGAACCTCTTTAATCTTATCCATATCAAGCTGACCACCTGATGCAATGATGGCATGTTTGTTATTTGTTTTGTATTGTTTGACCCAATCAAAGTCGCCAATCTTTTCTACATTATAGATAATATTTTTATGAATGTCATCCTGTGGCATTGAGTCTTTAGGCTTTACAATAATTGGAACACGCATAAACTCTTGTGGTAAATCTTTTTCTTTTTTAGATACAACTACACCAAGATGCACCTTGCCGCCAAAGGCAGTTGGGTCATCTGATGGCAAGACATATTTGTTGGTGTCTTTAATTTCTTGGAACGTTCTGATTATGCCGTTGTAATCAGGATTATTTAAAAACTCTTCGTCTTCGTGAGAATAATAATCGTCAAATACCACAACAGGAACATCTTTTAAAAACGTGTAGTCGCTTTTAACTGTGTCGTATGAGTGACCACCATCAATATATGCAAAGTCTACATCGTCAAAGCGCTTACCCTTCATTGTTTCTTTTGTATTACCGCAGTGCAGGGTGTGCGTAAAGTTTTTACCCTGCTCTTTCATCTTAACTGTGAACTCTGCAAGCCTTCGGCCTACGGCTTCAGTGGCATTATGTGCCTTGATGTTTAGTTCTAGCTTGTCAGTTTCTTCTGTTGCTTCTTCAAACAAATCAAAGCCACGATAGTGTACCGTATCTACTTTTTCAAAAGCAGCAAGAGCCATCTCAATAGCACGCCCACCATTCCATGTGCCTGTTTCGACAATAGTAAATGTATCACGGCCTTCTGCATAGAAGCGAACCATGTCGGCAAGCTGCTTGTAGCGCTTTGGACCAACAACATCAGGAGATACTTCTTGTTTGTTCTGCCATTTGCGATTACCCTTGTTGTGTGTAAAGTGTTCGTTTAGCATACAGTTTTCAAACACCTCTAGGCCACGCACACCTTCTGACAGATTGCGTACTCTAGCGCCGTGTGCCTCATATACCTTTAGCAGTCGTGTATATACAAACGAATCAGTCCACTCACGATAGCCAAACACTTCGTCAGTATCGTATGCACCACGAATATCTACAATATGTGAGCAGGCGTTATGATATGCCATGTTCCAAGCAGTAAAGCCTGTCTCGCTGTAGTCAATATCAATGCGACCAAGGTGTACCATGTCTACCTCGTCAAGCATAATCTTGGCTGCGTCCTCTGCAGTGAATCTTTTCTTTGTGATAGTGTCAGCATCAAGCCATGCCAACCAACCTTTATACTCTTGGTCAATAAGCTCAAAGGCAAGGTCAGAATATGCGTATACTTTATTACAGAATCGAACAGCATCTAGTCTGTAATTATAAGGAGCTTCTGCAAAGCGTCCGTTTTTGTCTGCGTTGCGCTCAATAAAATCGTTACGTGCTTGCACATCCTCGATGTGTCGATAGGTAATAAAGCTTACTTGTGGTAGGTTATCTGTATTACCCTCATATCCCTCTAGATATACGTATAGTTTAAAATCTGTTGGCTTCCATTTATTAACAACAGACTCCAGCATCGGCAGTCCGTAGTCTTTTTCAAATTGTTTTGGAAAGCTGGTTACAAAAGTATACATTATTCTTCCTCTGTGTATAAGTTGTTAAATATTTGGTTGGTATCAAGAGTATAATCCAAATCGCTCTTGCTATAATGTATTTGTGCTGATGGCTTAAAGTCTGGCGCACCTTCTCCTGTAACAAACCAGGCGGGGTGTGTTACCCGCACCCTGTTGTTTGGCAGTGCCACAATATTACCTGTCCATTCACCCGCATCTAACAAGCACATAACGTGGCTTTGTTTGTGCTGCGCTGGGTCATCTGCAATCTCACTGTCTGTATAATCAACAGTAAAGAGATATTTTGCTGGATACATTTCGCCATCTATTTTAGCAAGCCACGGGGCGGGTGTTGCCCTATCAATAACATACACTGAATGAGTATGTGACGGACAGTCCCACGGTTGCGCTTGATGAGTAGCCATTTGCTGCGGCCACTCTTCTACTGGTATGTCACCCATCAATCCTGTAATAGGCATCCTTGCCCACATTGCGCCGCCATGCACAGTATCTTCTTCTTCGCCTTCAGCAGCTATGCCTGTAAATATAATCTGGAAACTAAGACTACGGTTTGGCAGGGTAGTTACGCCAACTGCCATACCATGTAAGAACTCTCCATGATAGGCTTCGTGATTGTGTGTAAAGTCACGGCGAACCCAACACTTGAAGTGTGGTATATTGCTGTGAAGATACGGCACTACATGTTCTCCAATATAAGCTGTGTGGTTATTTCTTTTTCGGTGGCTTGCCACTCTTCTGCGTACGCTTCGTCAATAGGCCGCTTGGGTTGCCATCCCTTAAACCACGGACCGCCCGTTGTAAAATGAGCATTCTTCGCCTCAACATGTTCGCTTGAATGTCCGTCAAGCCAGTTCCATTCTTCATGTATATCTCCAATCTCGTCATCGTCAAGCCACCCAAAAGAGTGCAGCCAAGAACCTGATTGCAGGTTCACTGCATCAACAGTAAGCTTTTTGTTGCTGGGGTGGGAGCAGTTGAATAACATAAAGCTAGACCAGTTCTTTCTGCGATAGCGGGTTTGGGCAACCCCGTCCATCTTTGCTCCTTCAGGTGGCTCATATTTGTGCTTGACACATTGAACAGCAAACTCTGTTCTCTTGCCATACACACCGAATATGCCTTCGATGTCACCACGCACAAACATATCGGCATCCATAAACAATGCCAACCCTTGATACTGGTTCAATGCGGGAACAAGGAAACGAGTAAACGTAAAGTCTGTGCTGAATGGTTTGTTGTCGAAGACATCATAGCGTTGCTTCGGGTCGTGTTCAAAGACACGTGAAGCCCTGCGATACAAGCCAATGCGGCGAAGCTCTGGCTCAAGCAGGGGGATAATATCATATGTTTTGTTGTACTTGCGGATGGAGTGTTCCAGAACCTCATAGGCTCGATGGTCACGCTCGTCATATCCTACATAAATAACTGGTCTTCTTTTCATAACTGCTCCAATATAAGGGTGCGGTGGACAGGAGAGAGAAAGGACTGAAGAACTCTGCCCACCGCTTGTCTTATATTATATGAAAATTATGCAGCTAAGTCAAGGACTTTTTTATAGTCCTCTAGTTGTGTTTGATTTAAATACCAACAAGAGTGCCTAAACCTTCCATCGTTGTTGCCAAAATTTGAATCCTTGTACAGTGTGTCTGCTTGTATTGCGCCACGGCATTCATACTTACCATCTGACCCTACCATTAACATGAACACATCTATATTTTTATTCTTGTGATTTGAAACAAGACAGCCGCTTTGCCATTTTGTCGCCTTAACATCAATGCGAAAACCATTATGCTCTATGTCGCCCATCTCTAAACCAGACTTAACTCCTTTTGTACCAAGGGTAAACAAGTCTGCGGGATAAGCATTGAGAAGCTTACAGGCAGCAATTTCTGATTCCGCACCCATAATATCTGGCTCTAACTTAGACATATTTTCAGCATATAAATATTCATTCACGCCGTTACTTCTGTTGCTGGCGTATCTGGTTTTTGCCACAAAGAGGGCAATCTTTTTTTCTAGCTCGTTCAAAACAATCTCTGTCATGTTATCTCCGCTCAATGTCTTCTTCATCTAAGATGCTGCCCAGCCATACTTCAATTACCTTGGCATCTTCGTCACCGATATTGCCAACATGATGCCACATCTTTTTTGGTATCGTAAGTTTGTCATCTTTGTGGTATACAAGGCTACGTTGTAGCGCACGGTCTGTTTGTAGCACAACATTGATGCTACCCGATACTACAAGCCACTCTTCTTTCCTGTGTTGGTGACGTTGATTAGATAGATATTTGCCTGGATGTATGGTAAGTTCTTTTACTAGATAGCCGTTGCCTTCTAACAGGACTGTATAATATCCCCAGTCTCTATCAACCCTCATAGCGTCAACTCCGCATTGAGTTCGGCAAAGCCACCAATGTGTGTGCCATTAATCATAATTTGTGGCACTGTCTTCTTGTGAGGGAACAATCGGGCAAACTCTGACACATCTATATCAGTGCCTATCTCGTAATAGGTGTAAGGAAGACCACGCTTCTCACACAAAGTCTTTGCTTTGTCACAGAAGCTGCAGCCTTCCTGTCCATATATTTCAATCTTGTCTGTCATTATGCCGCAGTCAAGTCAACAACTTCGCAGCTGTCGCCAGAGCAAGCCAGCGTCTGTGTTCCTGCGGTGTTGTCTTCCTTCTCGTAATCAGAAAGCTTTGACCAGTCGATTGACTTAGGCATGGCCTTCAGTGCATCAGTGTACACCTTCTTGTCACAGTCCTGATAGGGAGCTTGAGCATAGGTGTGGTCGCTGTGCGGCAAGAAGGATACGCCAGAGCAGATGTCAAAGTTATCATACACCCATGCGCCTACCTTGAGCCACTCTTCATCACGTACTGTGATGGTTACTGATGGCTTGTGTTCACACCACTCAAGGGCATACATTTTCCACAACTCAAGCTGCTCAATGGCAGACATATCATTGCGTGTAACTGCACCAGCAGGTGACTTGACAGGGAAGCTAAACACTGTCGTGCTGTCAGGCTTCATCACACAGGCTTCTGATGGGATGCCTGCGTCCTGCATGAACTGTGTTAGCGGGTCTTTGTTATCGCCCCGTACAGTGCGGATATAATACTCGCTATGACGAGCGTGAATGCCAGAGGCAGAATCAACAAGCTGCGATACAGTACCCGAAGGTTTGACGCAAGTGATGGCCGCAGATGCACTAATTCCAAGTTGCTGTGCAACATCGTTGTTTGTTTGTACAGCAGTGTCACGAAGCTTGTTAAGAAGCTTTGCAGTCGGCTTGTTAGTAATTTCATTGTCCATAATACCTGTCAGGCTTACACCCAACAGCCTTTCTTCTTCAGTGTTACGCCGCCACACTGGCCGCAGATACGGCATGTGAGTGTACGTAGATTGAATAGTACCCAAGATTGTAGCAAGCTTTACCTTACGTGTCAAGGATTTTTCTGAGTCGGTTGGTCGAATCACAACCTCTGTCAGATTACAGAACTGGTAAGGCCGCAGGATAATTTCACTGCAGGGGTTTGTTCCCCAGTCCTTACCAATCTCACGGCGACCATTACGTGCTACGTGTTTGTCTGCTGCATCACGGCTGAAGATGCCACGCTCACCTGACTTAGACTCGACCAGGGCTGTCCACTCACGCAGGAATGTTTCCATGTCGGGCTTTTCAGTGTAGGCAACAGAGTTGTTAGCCAAGGCACGCTGACCCTCATTCTCCCACCACTGTCCCGACTTGGCATGACGCATACGGTCATCCGACAGGTTGGACAGGCTAATCATTGCACTGCGGCGTACACCACCGACAACTACAACCTCGCCAATCTTACACATGATGTCGTGACACTCAACGCTGTTGAGCTTGCGGCCTGCCGCACCCTTAAACTTACCAACGACAAACTTAAACAGGTCATTGAGAGGCTCTGGTCCAGAGGCACGACCACCAAACGTCTTGAGCCTTGCGCCAGCTGGGCGAATCTTAGACAAGTCCCATGACGGGATGTCACCTACATAGAGCAGAGAAATAAGTTTACGCAATCCCTTTGCCCAGCCTTCTTTGCTATCCTGTACCACGATAATATCTTCTACTTCTGCAAGGTCTTCGGGTACTTGTGGCAGCTTCTGGATTGCCTGACGCTCAACAGAGAAGCCGACACCTGTGCCACACAGAAGGATAAACATTGCCTCGTCAAAGGCACGGGGGTGGTCAACAGGCAGATAGCTACAGTTGTATACGCATGTGTTGTCACGGTCAGCTGCTTGGCCTGCGGTCATCAAGGCACGCATGGAAGGCATAACCTCTAGGTTCAGGATGGCTTCCTCAATCTCGTCTGTTGTTTTACTGTCAAGCCCAGAGGGACGCACGATGTTGTCTATGAATCTACCTACTGTTTCAGGCCATGTCTCTCTTCGGTTCTCATCTTCCAACCATCTGGCATATCGTGATGTGGCGATAAAGGTTTGATAGTCGGTGGGTAGGTGGTTAGTCATAGTCATATTGCTTGTCATCGGTGCGTAGCTCCTCTCCTGTTAGTGCTTTCCAGCTGTGTTTAAAATCAAATCTTGCGGCTTCCTGACTAATCATATCAGCAATCTCACGTGTCTCCTTCTGAGCCGTATCGTGTAGGCGTTGATTGACCACACGGGCAAAGGCATATAGAGAGCCAGACCAATACCATTCTGTGTACATGTTCTGCGGCAACACCATACGTGCAAGCTCTGGTGCTACGCCATCTTTCAGCATGTTGTCGTATGTTTCCAAAGCCTCTTGCATGAAGGGGCGTATGTCATACGGAACTTTATCGTCTGCACTGCCCTGTTTTACATTGTCTGCACGCTTCCGCCACATTTTAGGTGTGTAGAATTTAGGTTCATAGTCAACATAGCGGCGGCTGACTTCATTCCAAGCCAACCCCACTTGGTGTTTGACTAGCTGTCGTGCTACAAATAGGGGTGCTTCAATACGAAACTGCAAGAAGCAATGTGAGAACGGCGACCAGTGTGCGTGTTCAGCTAAGTAGTTGATAAGCTTCTGGTCTTTCTCTGTTAGGTCGAGATGGTTGCCCACCTTGACACGTTCTGATTCCTTGTTGAAGGAAACACGGGCAGCGTTTACCACAGTAAGGTCGCTGCCCATAAAATCAATCAATGATACTTTCATTAGTCGAAGACTCCAATTATACTACACTTGTTCCAGCGAGGCAATAAGCCTATCCAAATACCACTGACATTTTTTCAAATCTTCCACAGGCTTGCCCTTGTATTGGTAGCGCCACATGTATTTCATGCAGTTGCCCTTCAGGTAGCCACGGTATTCTTCGGGTGACATGCTTGCCTCGATGGCCTGGATTGCCTCCACACCCTTGCGGTTGTAGTGTGCGGGGCTGTTCACTGGGTCATCGCTTGGTTCTTCAAAGTGCTTGAACTTAGTGTCCAAGGATTGCGTTGATTCGTTTTCTGACATACTCAATTTCTCCTGTGTGCAACACCTTATAGGCGAAGTCTCTCATATAGTTCGGGTCAACACCTGCATTGGTACAGACCTCTTCGAAGTCCTGTGCCGTAGTTCCTATTGAAGCAAAGAACCACGCCGTTGCCCTGTCCCTTTCAATGCGTGCTTCTGATGGCTCACCCTTGTATGGTTGCTTGGTCGCATCGAGTAGTGCCTGAAGTATGACACATAGAAACAGCGTCTGTTCAGGCGATGATGGGTCTGGTCTAAACTCGTCCAGATGAATTGTTATTCTACTATTTGACATTTGCTTTGTCAAGCCATTCTTTCGGAATGCCCTCATTTAATTTACAGAACTGGTAGCCATACTTGTTGCACCAGTCTGCATAGGTCATCTTGCCGCCCTTGTATAGCTTGCGGTATGGATTATCAAACACAAAGCGTATGTCTATGTCTGGGTATTGGCTCTTGATGAAGAGGTGTTTCTTCCTGTCCTCTGCCATGAACCTACCCTTTACTTCTAGCACGACACCGTTGGGTAGGAAGAAGTCTGGGGTGTACTTCTTATCCTCACGCCACTCGTATGGTAGCGTGTCCCTCTCGTACTCGAAGGCTATCTTTAGTTTGTGAAGCTGCTGTGCTGCCTCGTATTCTGAATTGGATTTGTATTCGTGTTTATATTTTTTTCTTTTCATAACTCCAGTTCTTCGACATTCGGTGTCTTGGCTACCTGCGTCAGATACCTCACGCCATTAGAATATTTGAATGCACGAAGACCAGTGCCACCATTGGCATCAGCCCAGCATTTTTTCTTGTATGGACAGAACACACAGCCAATCACCAGCTTGCGGTTGCCTGACTCTCCGTCCTTCGTATCGCTGTAGCAACGGGCAGGCGGCTGCTCACTTGTGACCATGCCCTTCAGGTGACGGACACGAGCAGGAGCATCAATCATCTCAAGCTCATGTACACGGGTCACTGCAAGCTCACCACTGTTCTTGTCAATGGCAAGGAACGCTGCCTCATTGCGGTTGTTCTTGGTTGCGTATGCACTAATCTGTGCAATGTACCCAAACGGGTCATCGTCTGACAGCTTGTTCTCTTTGAACTTCTTGAAGCCAAAGGCAGATGCAGACTTGATGTCTGTCAGCACGCCATCAATCACGCAGTCCTGATGTCCAAGCACGCCCTCTACCTCTACAGTATCCTGCGCCTCTTCCACTGTATGCCCAGACACTTTGGTCAGGCAAATCAGGAGAGCCTCAAGAACATGACCCATCAGGAACTTAATACGGGTCTGTCCACTAAGAGGCTCTCCTTCTTCTCCCTGTACTCCGTACCAGATTTGACGGTCTGGCTTTCCGATTTGAGAGAGTCGTAGGTTAGATGCACCTGTACGCTCTCCCTCACGAAGCACAGTTTCAGCAGCCTCTCGCACCAAGCTGCCGACTTCATCCAGTGCTTCTTGCACTGATGGCTGTGAGACATCGACACCCTGTTCAAGTGTCGTGTATATATCCTGTACGAGTGTGTCGAGTGTCTTAGTCATGGTTATCCTTTCAAGTCTGCGAGAATGTTTTGCGGGGCTGACTCAACATACGGGTCATCCTCTACGTTATGCCCCCATCCGTCTTCAACCCAGCTGCGTACAATGTCCATACCTTTTGTATGCACAGCGTAACGCCATGAACGTGCGCCGAATCCTAGATTGTCTTTGAACACCAGCATATTCATGCCGTTGGTGAACTTGGCTGACCCATCAGGGATTACCTTGACGTTCTCAAGGTTCTGGTCTTTTGCCCACTTGTTCATTACAAATGAATCGTTCACAGACAGGCAGTAGATTTCGTCAATGCCCTGCTCCTTGAACTCGCCATACATCTTCTCGAAATATGGCAGCTGATACGTTGAACACGTAGGTGTGAATGCGCCTGGGAGAGCAAACAGAATACATTCCTTGCCCTCGAACAGGTCTTCGGTTGTTACTTCTTGCCAGCGATACGGGTTATTCCCGCCTATGCTTTCGTCACGCACTCGTGTCTGAAACACTACGCTTGGCAATCGCTTGGGTAAATACATTTGCTTCTCCTATTTTGGCGAACACGGCAGGACTTGAACCTGCAACCTGCAGATTAGAAGTCTGCTGCTCTATCCAGTTGAGCTACGTGTCCTACTTCTTACGGCGTGTACGCTTACGGATGCGTTCTACTTTGTGTGCAATATACTCTTCCTCGTCTGCGAAGAAGTTGTGTAAGCCTTTAAGTAGCCGCAATTGCAGGGCTTTTAGATACTTGCCACGAGGCATAGCCCATCCTAAAAAGAAGCCAGCTACTGCAAAATAAAACAACACCAGTTGCACTGGTAAATCTGTCATCATGTTAATCTCCTATGTAAGTGATAGCGTTCCCGCCCTCGCAGCTATCTCCAGCGACCAAATCCAAATGTCGCCCCCGTGCATATCAACTACCTAGAACGGAACTTCGTCATTCAGTTCTTCATTAGCTGACGGTGCTTCTGTCGCAGTAAAGCCATCTTCGACATCGAAGTCTTCCCCTGCTTTGTACTCAACCAAGTCAACGACTTGAACTTTCTTGAGCAATGGCGAGACACCTGACTTGCCATTCATTTCCCACGCAAACGGTGTGTACATTACATTCACAATGCTTCCGTTACCGATAAGGCCAGTGAACGGTTGCTTCTGTGCATCCACAACTGAAGGCGCTTCATTCTGCGTACCATCACGGCGTGCTACACGCTGACGGATGTGAACGAAGTCACCACGCTCGTCATCTTTGTTCTTAATCGGAACACCATCCGCTTCGAATGCTGCACGATTGTTGTCATCAACAAGAATGTCGATTGCCCACTCAGGTTCATAAGTGGTGTTTGGTTGTTGTACTGATGCCCAATAGGCTTTACCTTTTACTACGGTCATTTCGTTTTACCTTTCGTTTTGGTTGTCATGTCGTGGCGGTATTGCCAACGACCACTATATAGTGCCACATCTGGAATCAAATGTCAACACTTTTTTTCTAGTGGGTTTCTGCCCACGTATTCCCGACCTTGTATTCACTGTCGAGAGGACAACGAACCTTGAGCGATTGCTCTGTCAGTTTCATTGCCAGCTTTGTAACCTCGCCAAGTTCTTCAGCGTGGTCTTTGCGAACCTCGAACTGGTACTCATCGTGAATACTCGCAACGAGTTTGAAGTCAAGGTTACGCTTGGTTGCCTGTATGATAATGTGCTTGAGCCATTCCTTACAGACGATTGCACCTGCCCCCTGGAGTAGGGAGTTGAGTGCTGCATGTGCAGAGCGTATCTGCAACACACGCCCATCAATGCCTAGCACATAGCCACGTGATGCAAGCTTGTCTACCTTGCTGCGTAGCGCCTTGAGTGCAGGCATGTTGGATAAAAACTTATCAATTAATTTCTTACCATCTTTAGCTGTACCATCTACAATCTTACCAATCTTAGCCGCACCTGCACCATACAGGAAGGCATAGATGAATGTCTTGGCGTTGTCTCGTGTTGGTAATCCTGCTGCGTTCTGGTTTGCGGTATGCACATCACCATCGACAACCTCACGTGTGAAGTCTCTATCGTTCATGTAATGTGCCAGCATACGAAGCTCTAGTCCTGACGCATCGCAACCCAGAAGTACACTATTGCCAATGCTATCAGCGTGGGTTCTAGTAGTCCAGACATCTCTACATTCCTTTCCATATGGTGAATAGACAGCAGGTATCTGCGCCATGTTGGGCGAGGTGTGTGTCATACGACCAGTGATTGTACCCAGCGTCCACACTTTACCATGTACACGCCCGTCATCACCGACTGCTTCTATCCAAGATTTAATTTGTGAGACACGTTTCTCCAAGAGAAGAAAGCGTGCGACCATTTGTGCCTCTGGTATGTCAACCTTTGACAGCACATCCTCTGATACAATGGCCTGACCTTTTTCTGTGTAGGCATGAGGCTTCCAGCCCAACTCCGACAGGCGTTCTGCAATCTGCTTGCGTGATGCAGGGTTGAACACAGTCACCTTGTCTTTCAATCGCTTGCCAGTCTTTTCGGATATACGAACCTCAACAATCGGCGGGAACTTATGCTGTAGTTGTTCCTTTATTTGTGACGCTTCGTCCGACAGCCTAGCCATCAGCTGCATAGCAGCAGGCACATTGAGTGCGAAGCCGTTACGCTCTTGCTGGTCTACAATTGCACGCACCTGATGCTCAAGTCGTATGCTGCGTGGTGAGAACCGCTTCATCTCTGGCACGAGGATGTTATACACACGCTCTGTAATCTCTACGTCACGTATGCAATACTTCAACATCTCGTCTGAATACTCTGACCAATCGTCAAACTCTATCTTGTTATACCCCAGAGACTTACCCCATGCTTCAAGCGAGTGACCGCCTTCACGCACAGGGTTAGCCATCTGTGACAGGATAAGCGTATCACGTATCTTGTCTAGAGGTATGTTGATATTGAGTAGACGCTTCAGAACAGGAGCATCAAAAGACACGCCATTGTGAAACACCAGAATATCAGCAGACTCCAAGAGTTGCTTACAATTCTCCAGAGTGTTAGGCGTAAATGTGTAGGTTCTTTTTTCATCTAAGTCTCGTGCTACTACGCAGTAGATTTCTTTGGCATCAAGGCCATCTGTTTCAATGTCTACTGCTAATCTCTTCATAGTTCAATCAACTCTGCTTTCTCGTATGGTATGTGGAAGAAGTGTTCACCCTTCACAATGTTACGTCCCTGTGCCTCACGCACCTCTGACTCTGCAACTACGTTGTCCTTGATACGCCATGCTGCCTTGCGGTCAGAGCGTAGGATGTAGAAGTTGAAGAAGCCATCTGCATCGGCCACCTTGTTAATCAGCTTGTGCTTGCGATACGGAATGCGTATCTCTTTCCAGCTGGGATTCCAGTCACCCTTCCACCCATACTTGATTTCCACTTCGCTGAAGTATGTATTATCGCCTTTCTTTGACTTAATGTCAACAGAAAAATCTTCTTTGCTGTCAAGAATCTCGTGACCATTACGCTGTAGGTAATCCATCACGATGTCCTTCGCTGGTGCGTCAGATGTCTCGTAACGCTGGCGGCTGAACGGGATGTTCACTGCGCCGTGTATCGGTTTGAGTTTCATAGGTAGTCTCCTGCTTCTACTGTGTCAAAGTCTTCGGCGTTAGGGTCATCAATCTCCTGCATACGACCAGTCTCACGGTCATACAACAGGTAGGTAGCGATGCCTGTCTCACCTGCATAGCGATTCTTGAGGACACGGATGGTCGTGGTGTTCGCAACCACAGGGTCGGATGCCTGCTGGTCACGCTCCATTGCAATCACTGCGTCACTGATTTGTGCGATGCTGTGTGAGCCACGTAGCATGGACAGACTAATCTGCACACCCTGCTCCTGTCCCTTGTCACCTGATGCACGGCGCAAGTGTGACACCAGAAGCATACAGCACTGTGTCTCCTCGACCAGTGAGCGTAGCTGCGTCATCATCTTGTCAATGTTGCGGCGCTCGTCCTCACCTTCCAAGCCCGATACAAGTATCGAGAGGTGGTCGATGATGATGTAGCGACAGTCAAGTGCCTTGACCATGTAGCGTACACGTGCCAGGATTTCGTCTGTCTGTATCGAACCGAAGTGGTCGAAGGCAAACACACGGCCTGTGCCTACGGTGGCTTGCTCGTATTGTGTAAGCTGTTCCTGCGGAACTTGCTCACGAATCTCCTTGATGTAGAGTCGCTTGTTTGCCTCGACAGACATCAGATGGAAGATGGTCTGCTTGACGTTCTCCTCAAGGCTGATGATGCCGATGTTGCTGTCGGTGTTGTTGAGCAGGTGATGCTCAAGCTCACGCATGATGCTGGACTTACCTGCGCCAGTGCCTGCTGTGAACGTGATAAGCTCACCTGTTCGCATACCGTATAGCAACTCGTTCATGCCCTTGTATGGGTAATCAACGGACTGCCTGTCTTCGTCATCATACAATCCCTCGAAGTCCTTGAGGTTCACGATACCTGCAGGCGTGTAAGGTGCTGCGTCCCACCACCGCTTGATAAACTCTTCGGTCTTGCCGTGCTTGAGATACTCGTTGGCATCCTTTGCCTTCAGCTTGACGATGCGGCACTTGTTAGGCTCGAAGATGGACGCAACCTTTGCGGCTGCTGCGTTGCCATGCTCGTCATTGTCGAAGCACACAACGATGTTGTCGAACTTGTTGAGCCACTCGAACTGTGCCTTCACATCCTTGACCGCAGACTGTGCGCCGTTACGGACGGACACGACAGGCCACTTGCAACCCATCATCTGATAGGCAGACACGGCATCCAACTCACCTTCGGTGATTGTGATATACTTGCCGCCATCACGAAACTGGTTCTGTCCAAACAGCCCTGCCTGTGGCAGTCGGCCTTCGGCGTGGAAGTCTTTGGTCTTGACATGACGAACCTTGTTCGCCACGTGCTGCCCATTCACATCATAGTATGGGTATATCTGCTTGTCACCTGCGACAGTGATGCCGTATGCCTTCGCTGCTTCGAGCGAGATGCCACGGTCTTCGATGGCAGAGAACTGCCCCTGACTCAATGGTGTATTCATTGTATGAACCTTTCGTTCTGTGACGCTGACAATTTTGTCAGAGCCTTCTGCTGCCGTGTATGTCTCACACACAAAGCAATAGCGTGACCCATTGTCATATAGCACATTGCCATCGGACGAGCCACACTTGCCGCATTCACCACGGCTGACTACATTTGCTCTTTCAGTGTTCATCTATTTGCCTTCCTCTACGTAGTAGATACCAAACTCTTTGCCCTTGTCATACAAGTATAACTTGTCGTTAACCAGTTCTGTGGTCAAGCCCATACCTGTTGCAAGTAATTCACGATGGCGAAAGAACTCTTCTTTGTCTTTCACATTTTCCATGAAGGCTGCACCGCAGCCCTCTGTCTTATACATCATCCGATACATTCTGAACCTCTCTCATTGCTTCGGCCATTGTAAGTTTGCGGCTGCTGTTGTTCTGAAACCTGATAGCCTTGCGCCGCACTGCTTTCAGTTCTTGCTTGGGTGTTCGCTTTGGTTTTTTCATTCCTCGTCCTTCCGTGTCAATTCCATTGGGTGAAATCTACTCCATGCTCTCGCAAATGTCAAGCGCTTTTTTTCATGCCACTCTGGTGTCTGCCGTTTCTCTTGCTTACGGCGGCGAACCAAGTTGCGGTGACGCTTCAGTTGTTTCTCATTCATAACGCTTCTCCCTTGTGTAGGTAGGCCAGGGTAAGGTAGGTGTCATCCTCTGCCTTCCACGGCTGGTGTCCATAGGTGTAGCCCATACCCATCTTGCGTTGGATACGCTCAAGCCAGTCATAGGCATCGCCTTCGTCATGGAAGAGCCGACCATGAAAGTCCTGCATCTTCTTCAGTTTACGTATCGGCACTGCCTTCACTGGTCAAACTCCATGTCGGCTGCGTCCATTGCGAAGTCCACGCTGTCTGAGTATATCTCAGTGGCTTCCTCTCGTGCCAATCGCTTGGCTTCTTTCTGGCTGTAGCCTTCTTCAATGTATTGGTGATACAACTCTCGAAAGAGTTGCTTGCGGTCTTTTTCCCATAGGTTGTTAGTGTAATGTGACATCGCTAAAAGTTTTCTCCATCATTGCTATCTCTACTTCCTCTTCGGGAAGCGTTCCATTTAATATAAAGGCAATCTCTTCCTGTGTCAAGTCAGGGAAGGCACGGTCAATCGACCACCCGTCCTGCCATCTGCGTATCTGTGCATAGGTCAGGGGTAAGTCCATCTCGTGCATGTTGCCAGAGTATATTGAGCGTCTAATTAGTTTCATTGTTTTTCCACCTCGCTTCGCCTGTCAACAAGAAAGCATTGCCAAAGAATGACAGAGCCATAGGCCACGTGTCATCCTCGTTATACATAACGAACACTTCCTCGTTGATAGGTTTGTTCATGTCTTGTTTCTTCTCAATCACAAGCTGTCGGCCATCTTCAAGCTGCACCATGCGGCACTCGCCACCGATGAAGCCTTCGGCCACCTCACGTGTGGGTGACTCACGCTTGTCTGAGCAGTGAACAAGAACGGCTTTGGATTTATCAATCATTAGGCCACCAATCTGGTGTCGGCACACCCTTCTCCCACTTGGCAAAGCGTTTCTTGTCGTTGATGTAGTAGGTGCGGTATGCAGTCACTGCGTCCTCATCCTTGTATTCGTCAGGCATAGCCTGTGCAAAGTCCGTCATGCTTGTGTCGCTGACGATAGGTTCGGGTGGCCGCATGAGCCTGATGCTGTGGTCAGCGTATGACTTGTGCATCTTGCCGAAGCGCCACCAATAGTTGAAGGCCAGCCGCACAAAATGGTGGTAAGCCCAGCGATAGTTACCGCCAGTCTCACGCACCCACTTCGAGCAAGGGTGGTTTAGATGTGCTACCTTATACATCCCGTCCCTGGCTACGCCATGTGCGTGGTGTGCAGTGGTCAGCATTTGTGCCAACTCAAGCACCATCTTAGGCACATGCTTGTCGCAATACATGTCGGCTGCTTCGATAGCATCTTCGTGTAATACAAATATATTCATCAGTCCCACCTGTAAAAAATATGGCTGTCAATCTTGACAATCTTCGTGTGATGTGCTGCCCATGTGGGAAACACATAGTCGGCGTGGTAGTGTGTAGCACCTTCGAGGAACGTGCCTGTCCACCCTTCCAGCACCATCGCTGCAACCTCTTGCGATTGCGTGAAGGCTTTGCTGTTGCGTGGTGCATCACCTAGCCCGTCACAATACCAGCTGAAATGGCAGCGGTCTTTGACAGGATAGCGGATGCCCTCTTTGGTCATGTAATGTTTACCTTGAGTGACCACTTCACATACTGTGTTCGGGAAGCGTTCATCTGCAACACGATTCATCACGACCTGCCCGACTGCAATCTGTCCAATGACAGACTCGTTGCGTGCTTCGTGATAGATGTTGATTGCCATGCACATCAGTGCATTAGCGAAGAATGTTTCAATCATTCCAAATCCTTTCGTGTTCCCACTCACGGCCAAGCCTATCGTCCTTGTGTGAACGTATGTGCTTCACCTTCTCGTAAGTGTATGATTTGTCACCAGTTTTTACCTTCCGCCACGGGCTGAGAATGTTGTCCTCATACCACGGGCGGAACATTTTCGTGTGCTTATTTGTCACGATGTTTTCCTTTTCGTTTATAGCTGCCTTTGCCTTTCTTGGCAGGGATTACTTGGGGTTTGTTCTGCCCTTCCATCAGGGCAATAGCCGCTTTGTTTCGGGCTTTTGTTTTATTCCTTTTCAGGAACTTCGGTATGTTTAGTATCGTTGTCATCGTTGTTCACCACTAGTTGTAGGGTTGGCTTCGGCGGCTCTGGCTTCTGCACCATGTCAATCACATTGATTGTATCAGGCATGAACTCAACATCCAATACCTGTTCGTCCACCTGCAGGTCACGAACCATAACATACTCAAGCCACTCGATAGGCATAGGCTTCTCACCCAGCATGAGCCACCACGGCTGCTGTCCTGCATCTTCAATGTCTGTGTCAATCACAAACGAAACTTCATATCTAGCCATAGGCTATCCTTTCAAAAAATTATACACGTTGATTGTTGTGTTAAGCCACACGCCAATCAGGATTCCGATTTCAATATACGATATTGATAGGGGTATGTCAAGCATCTTTTATCCACTTTCTCCAAATCATTTTCAATGATGTCTTTAGTTTCCTGTCACCATAGGTGCAGCGAATATACTTCAGATTGCTGCCTGTTATCCAAGACACAAGAACAACGGGCAGGGTGAAGCCGCCTTCCCAATGGTATGCCACATAAGGTATGCGATACCGCCTGTAGCCTGTCACCAAGCCAAGCGATACTCTGCCCAGCTTGATGCCAGCGAAGCGGGACACACGATAGAACGAGTTGAGATACCACCCCTGCTCACGCCAACGTGTTGTGACGATGCGGCAGGGGTGAACCTCATTATACTTGCCCTTCGGGTCATGCTCCGAAGTAAAGAAGTAGTAGCGATTAGTCATCAATTCCTAATGCTTCAAGCAGTTCCTCTGCGCTATCATAGCCACGCACCTCGAAGCGAGGTTCGACAGTCAGCCCTTCGGGACACCACTCTACCATATCTTGTATCTGTTCTACAGTCTTGCTACTATCGGTAGAGTCACCATCGGGGGTGCAGCCAAGCACAAGGCCACGCCCAGCCAGGGGCTGCGGGTATCCTTCCCACTTGAAGTATCGCTGGTCTTCTACATACAAACCTTCGTCATCTATGTAGAGTGTATCTTCGTCATCAATGTAGACAGTCGTGAACAGGTCGCAACCCAGTAGGGTTGAGATGTCCCGCCAGTCTCCAGAATAGTCCACCACCTCAATGGTTTCGGTGAACGGGTCAATAAGTATTGCTAACATCATTTATCACATCCTCTGCTGTCATTTCACGCACGAGTGCTGCCGCTTGTTCAAGCGTATAGCCATCATACGATGAGCCTTCGTCAATACGGACGCACCACGACCACCTAGTCATTGAGTGTTCGTCTGTGTCCAGAAATATGTTTGGGTATTTCATTTGTCATCTCCATCATGCACAACGTCATATATCTTGAAGTCTCCGCCGTTAGGCTGCTCTGTGTAAGCACCCTGTTCGGCAAGGTGGTGGGCATACTCCCACTCGTCCATGCCTGCGGGGATTTCGTCTTCGTCAAACTCAACCTCATAAGCCATGCTCATTTCGGCCAGTGCTGTGTATCTTTTCTTAGGCATTCTCCTGCTCCTCGTCATCTCTAATGTAAGAACATTCCCAATCTTTGGCTGCGTCCCAACCAATAGCATCTTGCAGAAGGTCAAATGCTTGCTCCTCTGCTTCGCCTTCGTCTTCCGCATTTACTTCGTATTCGTAATACGTATCACTGATAGGCTGTAAAAATACTGTGTATTTCTTAGGCATCTTGCAACTCCTGTTCTTGCTCACGCTTCCAATCGTGCCAGTCGCTCTCGACCCACGGGAAGGCATCAAGCACATGGTCGGGAATGTATGTGGACGGGTCAGCATCGGTGTAGGTTTCCCAGCACTCGTCAAAGTGAGACTCGCCATCACCTTCGGTGTGTCCGATAAAGCAGCAGCCGCCTTCCTCGTAATACAGGTCAAAGGTGTAGCCATGCTGCAGCATACCTGTCACCAGTGCCTCAATGGGCGGCGACCATGCAGTTGCAAACGATACCTCTAGCGTGTCGCCATCGAGGGACGCATAGGTTACATCGAAGATGTCCCACTTCGTTCCCCAGTTTTCTACGCACCAGTTGTAGTCCCAGTCATAGTTGATGTCGGCAGTAAACGGCACAAGTTTCTCAAGAAACTTTGGGTTGTCGCTATCGTCCATCTTCAATTCGTTCATCAGGCTTTGCAGAAAGCCTGTGTCATCTGACTTGATAGTCAGGGTGTTGTTGCAATGATTAGGCATCGGCGTTCTCCTTTTCTGCCATGATTTGCTCTGCCTCCTCTAAGGCCAATTCGAAATAGTATTCGCTGTTATCTAACAGCCAGCGTGCTATCTGTTCCACAGTCTCACATTCCCATAGTTCTTGCATCAGTCTTCATCTCCATGTTGCCACCAGCCACAGGCAAACAAAGCCTCACGGGCTTCTTCCTGTGCCTTCAGAATGTCTGCTCCGCTATACGGATACTTCACATGGTCATGGTCATACGCAGCCATGTGTAAATCTTGCAGTGTCTCGCAGGACACCATCACCATTGGTTTATCGCTCATTTCTTTGCCTCCTGATACCAGACCCAATCGTTGATTGTCGGGTCGTGTAGAATGAGTGCCTCTGTGCCATGAAGACGCATATAAAAGCGTGCGTCCTCTTGTGTGAAGTTGGTCACGCCTTCTTTCAGACGGGCAACAGTTGCGGTTTCAACACGGGTTTGGTTATTCGACATCTTCAGTCTCCAGTTCTTCTGCTTCTACGTCTTCTAAATCTATTTGATTTAGTGTCGCTTGGTTACAGCTATCAATACGCACCTCATCGCTGCAATGATAGCCCATATTATCCATCACTGCTTCAATATAAAATTGAACAGCTTCTTCGATTTCGTATTTCATATCTTCGATAAACTCGTCCATATCTTCGGCTTCGCCTTCAATACGGGACAATTCATACAAGGGTATATCGAAAGATATATCAAGCGTTGCTTGGGCATAGCCTGTGGCTAGTCCATCTACAATTTCAAACTTTTTCAACATCGGCAAATTCCTCCATGCCATGCGGGGTTGTCATACACCACTTGCCGTGCATTGCACGGACTTCGGGTATATCGTCTATCAGTATGTTGCGAACATACCACACTTTCAGTCCTAGCCAATCGGCTATCTCATTCACTATGCCATCATGCACGTGATGCTCATAATCACAGCCATAGTAAATCTCAAGGTCACGTTCAGCGAAGCTGTCGTAGCCTGTCAATTCAACCAGTGCGTCCATTACGCACGTTACATCATGTTCGTCATGGTGATACATTTCTATCAGCCTTTCATTTCTACGATATGAACATCTTCATATCCATCGTCAACATAATCGTCTGCAAGCCTTATTGCATCGTCCATTGTCAAGTAGTAGTCGTTCACTTCTGAACCACCTACCCAAACTGAAAATACTTTATCCATTATCGGTTATCCTTTATGTAAACATACTCTTTAGCGAAGTGCAACAATTCGAGAACATCGTGTGCATCTACAAATCGCACAACGTCATCTGCATCTGTCGGGTCTGCTACCCAATTCGCTGCCCACTCGCCACAGTTGACGAAGCCTTTGTCTACGCCATCACGCTTGTAGAGCAGTGCTACTTCTGCGAAGCCTTTTCTGTCTACCTCTTGCGAGATTGAGAAAGTGTATTGGTCATCTAAGCGTAGCTTTACGTTGCTTGCAATATCCATTGTCATACTCCATTATCAAAAACTGTTGAGCAGTTTTAACACATACTCAGGTGCTTGTCAAGCCTAGCCAGCGAGATTGTGTAAGGCACGGCGATAGTTGCCGCCCTCGATATACAGGCTACGTTTGCCGAAATGAAAACCAGTCATGCTATCGCCACGTTTGATACCAAAGCGGCGGATAGATACACGCTTACGATACAAGCCTTGCAATCCTGCAATGTTGAAACGAAAGCCATTGGTGTTGTCATTCAGTGTGTTGATACGCATAGTATATACCTCATAAGTTTGCGTTACAGTTTGGGCTGTTTTGAGACAAACCCAAGTCTTATCTAATCTGTAGTGTGTTTTATCAAACCTTTCACTAAAGCTCAAGGTTTGTAAAACTCATCTACATATTAGTGTTATGCTGCCACAGTGTCGATTACAAAGCCAGTGGCATCTTTCTTGGCATCACCCTTCGCATACAGCGCCACAATGCTGCGTGGCGTGTCTAGAAAGCGCAAGTCATCTTTGTCACCATCAATCACTGTAGAGCCAGCAAAGCTGGTAGGGATAGTGTTTTTGTCACGGAACACAACGGCTACGCTTACACCCGTCAGCTTGTGAGCATTGAGGATAGCTTCGGCATAGTCAGCGTTAGCTTCGCTATATGACAAGGTAAGGTGATAGTTGCTAGGCAAATCTTTGTAAGCCCGAAGATACAGCTTGCTGTAATCGTAGAATTGCACTTGCGGAAACTCTGTTTCCATGTCGATATACTTCTCCCACATGATGTCACTAGTGCCGTTCAGTCTTACGACTGGCTGAATATCACGCTTCTCGCAATAGCGAGCAAACTTGGCAATATCTTCTCGTAGCTGTTGCAAAAATGCAACACGATTGTCTCGCCATAGCATGGTCTTGCGGATACGGCCAGCTTGCACATTGCTCATACGGCCACGGCCTGCAGTGTATAGGCAAGCTGCTTTGCAGCCAGCGACTTCGGCCATAGCACAGACATTCACGCCCTCTAGGTTGTCTGCAGGAGCAAGATACAGAATAGCCGTAAGGTATTCTGACCCGTCACCTTTGACAGTCTTGGCATTATTGCCAACAGATAGCAGCTTGTAATTAGACATTTTCAACCTCATTTGTGTATTTCAGTTTGACTATTTCATAGTCATAGTCACCAATCCAATCGGCAACGTCAGCGTCATTGTGGCATTTATCTTCGATAATCAGGCCAGTGTCTCGACACTTCGCCCAGATGATTGCATACGGCCTTGCCATTGTCAAGCACCAATTCCAAAGTAAAACTTTGGGTCTGCATTGCAGCACACTTTAGCTTGCTTCACATTAGTGAAGTAGCGGCGATACTCTGGGTTTACCCCAGACAATGCCAGCCATTTACCTTTGGTAAACTCTAGCGTGCCGATAGGCTTGCCTTTGTGTGTGATGATGCGGAAGCCTTTGGCAAGTTTCTTGAATTGAAAATTCATAGCAATATCCTTTCTTGCTTGGCCTTTAGGCCATATACTCAAGTTCAGAGGCAATGTCAATAGCCATTTCATGGTCAGTCCACACAGACACCATGACACCTTCACGGGTATCTTCGATACCATAGGCAGGTTCGCCATACACTTCGGTCAGGTCTTTTACTTCGTAAATATATGTTCGCATTTCAAACTCCATTGGTTGCAAAAACAATTACTTTGTAAGGGCATTTGAAACCCTTGTCAACACTTTTTTTAATCCATAGGATTACTACAGGACATCATCACCATGCCGCTAATGCACAAGCCCAATGCAAGCACTGGCAAGAGCAGCGTAGCGAGTGGCGGGAAGTCTATCTGCGCCACTACGATAATCACAGCAAATATAGCTAGGCTAAAGCCTAAAAGCGAGTTAATCAATCCATTCCAAAACATTCATCAAACCTTTCATCAAATGTATCAAGTGTTTTATATATTCCCTCACCTTTTCAAGGGGAATATTAAAACACGTAGATACATGTTGTATGTATGCACGGGTAGTTATTTCCGCAAGCATTACAAGCACTTACACATGACAGGGGAGGGTCTGGTCATATCTTTGATATGGGGAGGGTGTGGCATATTAGCAACATCATCTGTTAAAATCTGCTCAAATCTACTCAAATCTTGGCAGTGTCTGTGATATTTTTGCCACAGTAAGGTATCCTTTACGGATAATCCCAGATTCTCACGGGTATACACGCACACACCCACCCACAAAAACGCACGTGCATGTATATATATAATATACCCCTGGAATATACTGACCAAAATTACCAGGGTACTTCATCAGACACAAAAAAACCCCCACGGGCGGGGGCTTCTGGAGTTGGCAGATGTTTTATGATGTAGTTATTGTGCTTGTGTAGTAGTTGTGTCCGAAGTATAATAGCTGTAGTTGTCCAGAATTACCTAGCGGGGGCTGTACAAATCTATATAGACTATCCTCCTATATATTTACCTCCGAACTTTAAAGTAAAGATAGTATAGCATGGATTCAAACAGTTTGCAATAGTGCAAATATGCAACACTGACTGCAGAAAAGCAATATGGAATTAGAAGAAATACAAGATGTAGTAGAATCTGGTGGCTATTTAGACCATCAGACACTAGATAAAGCACTAGATAAATATATTCAGGAAAAATCAAAGGAAGATTTCCTTACATTTGTACGCAGAGTAGCTCCAACCCTAGTAACTGACTTCAAGATGGGGCGGCATATCGAGCTATTGTGCGACAGATTGCAGAAAGTAGCCGATGGTGAGATAAAAAGATTGATGGTCTTCCTGCCACCACGCTCAAGTAAGTCGCTTATTACCAGTAAAATCTTTCCTGCGTGGTATATTGGCCGTGAACCGAACCATGAGATTATGTCTGTGTCACACAGTGACCAGCTTGCCAGTGACTTTGGCCGTTCTGTCCGTGATATTGTAAACACGGAAGACTTCCAGCGTGTGTTCAAGGGTGTGTCCCTGCGGTCAGACGTTAAGGCAGCAGGTAAATGGAAAACAAACCACAATGGCTCCTACTATGCTGCGGGTGTGCGGTCACAGATTGCAGGTCGTGGTGCGCATCTAGCTTTGCTGGATGACGTTATGTCAGAAGAAGACAGCTTCAGCGACTCAGGCCGCAGATACATCAAGGAGTGGTGGCCTTCTGGTCTGCGTACCCGCCTGATGCCGAATGGCAGTATTATTATTATTAACACACGCTACCACTTTGATGACCTGTGTGGCTGGTTGCTCAAGCAAGAGTCAGAGTTTACCACAGAGCCATGGGAAGTAATCAGCATTCCTGCATGGCTAGACGAAACTGCAGCAGACCTGCTAGGGTTGCCCGAAGGTACATCATACTTTCCAGAGTGGAAGCCAGATGAAGTATTGAAGCTGGACGAGCAAGAGATACGAGCAAGTAACGGGAGTAGATACTGGGATGCGCTATACATGCAAAACCCATCGCCAGACGAAGGTGGGATTATTAAAAAGAATTGGTTTCAGTGGTGGGAGTACGAAGACCCGCCGCACTGCGAGTTTATCATTCAAACGTATGACACGGCCTTCTCTACTAAAAAAACGGCAGACTATAGTGTCATCCAAACCTGGGGCATCTTTCACCAAGTCGAGCAAGATGAGTACGGCGGAGAGTATGTCGTACCTAATCTCATCCTTCTTGGGAATATCAAAGACCGCTTCGAGTATCCTGACCTTCGCAGAACGGCTCAAATGCTGTACCAAAAACACAAGCCAGATGTGTGCATTATCGAGAAGAAAGCTTCTGGACAATCGCTCCTCCAAGATATGCGACTCGCTGGGCTTCCAGTTCTTGACTACCTACCTGACAGGGACAAGGTATCACGTGTCTATGCCGCCACCCCTCTTATGGAGTCGGGTCGTATATACATTCCCACGGGTAAAGAGTGGGCAAAGGATTTATTCGATGAATGCCTAGCATTTCCCAATGGCGCACACGATGACCAGGTGGACGCAATGACTATGGCTATCCATTATATGCGGGACAGCTGGCATGTGTCACACAATGAAGACCCTAGCTGGGAAGACGATTATAATCCCCGTAGAACAAAGAGGGTTGGATACTGGAGAACTTAGTGGTATAATATGCCGTATGGATATTAGAACTAAGAGTTTAGTGGTTCTTTTGGTCATACTAACAGTTCTTTTTTTATCAGCTTGCACACCAATGTTTGCAGCTGCCAAGATGAAAAGAGAACTAGACCTACAACAGATAGCATTAAGCAATGCCCTAAAGCTGTGTACAAAGTTTGGACACACCGAAGGAACAACACAATACACACGCTGCGTAGAACAGCGATATGACGAATTTATTCTAACTAATAAATAGGAATTAAAAGATGGCTGAATTTAAAATTAATCTTCCTACAGCAAAATCTTTACATAACTCCATATCAAAAGAATTTAAAGACTCTTTTGAAAAAAAAGCAATGGATGCAGGACCATCAGTAGGTATGGGATTATTTGGAAAAAATGCAGCCCAGCAAAGAGTTAAATTTAAAAAAGCTCAAAATAAATTAAGAGCAGTAGTAAGAGAAAATAAAAAAAGAATAAAAGATTCTAATTTATCTGTTGAGCAAAAAAAAGTAAAAGATAAACAGCTTATAGAAAATGCAACAAAAATTGACAAACAAATGATGGAAATGTTTGGATTGAAAAAAAGTCCAACAAAAAAAGCTATTGGTGGTAAAGTGTCCACCAAGAAAAAACAAACTGGTCACAATAGACTTTATTAGGAATAGATATGGCAACAGAGAGAAATCCTTATGAGCAACGCCCAGAGGGTGATAATGTTATTCGCATGGAAATGCAGCAACCCTCCGAAACGGAAGCAACCTTTGAGTTAGACCCAGAGACAGGCGAGATTACTGTAGACCTTGAAGGGTCAGCAGAGTCAATCGAAGTAGAGGTTAACATGAACTCAGGATTCTACGAGAACCTTGTAGACATCTTAGACGAAGATAAGCTTGAAGAGATTGGACACACAGTTATTGACAAGTTTGAAGCAGACAAAGATTCTCGTGCAGAGTGGGAATCAATGTTTGAGCGTGGCTTTGACCTGCTTGGTCTGAAACTAGAAGATACGACTGAACCATTTGAAGGTGCAGCTACTGCTGTTCATCCACTGTTGATTGAGTCGGCAGTTAAGTTTCAATCCAAAGCTTCACAAGAATTGTTTCCTGCTAAAGGACCAGTCAAAGCACAGGTTCTTGGTGATGCAACATTAGAAAGGCAACAGCAAGCCAATCGTGTACAGAACTTTATGAACTATCAGGTAACTACTCAGATGCCTGAATATTTCGATGAGTTTGAGCGTATGCTGTTTCATCTGCCGCTGATTGGTTCTGCTGTTAAGAAGATTTATTATGATTCAAGTCTTGACCGACCCGTTAGTGAGTTCGTACCTATTGACCAGTTTTATGTGTCTTACTATGCGTCTGACCTTCGTAGAGCAGACCGTTACACTCATGTTATTTACCGCAGCCCTGTCGATTTATCTCGCCAGATAGAAGCAGGAATGTATGCCGACATGGAACTTCCTGATGCAGGTGTCCCTACTTTGTCAGGCATGGCAGAAAAGATGGACACAGTTCTTGGTCTGTCACCCGCAGGAGATAATGACCCGCAGTATGTGTTGCTGGAACAGCACTGTTACCTAGAACTTGAAGAAGATAAGATGCACAAAGGCAAGACTGCCTGCCCATATATTGTAACTGTAGAACAGCAGTCGGGTCAGGTGCTTTCGATTCGCCGTAACTGGTCAGAAGGAGATGACAAGTATGTTAAGAAAATGCACTTCACTCATTATCGCTACGTACCAGGCTTCGGTTTCTATGGTCTGGGTCTTATTCACTTCCTTGGTAACCTTACTATGTCTGCTACCGCTGCTATGCGCAGCTTGCTTGATGCTGGTCAGTTCGCTAACCTCCCTGGTGGCTTCAAAGCTAAAGGCGTGCGTATGGTGGGTGACAACGACCCTATTGCGCCTGGGGAATTTAAAGAAGTAGAAGCAACAGGCATGGACTTGTCTAAGTCTATTATTCCGTTGCCGTTCAAAGAACCTTCACAAACTTTGTTCAACATGCTGTCCTTTGTGACAGGAGCAGGTCAGAAGTTTGCCGACAGCACAGAGCAAGTCATTGCAGACAGCGGCGGCTATGGTCCAGTCGGTACAACAATGGCTTTGCTCGAAGCCTCAAGCAAATTCTTCTCTGCTATTCACAAGCGGCTGCACAAAGCACAGGGTGACGAGTTCAAAGTATTGGCACGTGTTAACCACGAGTCATTGCCTGGAGAATATCCGTATGACCTTCCAGGTGTAAGCGAAAAAGTATTCAAGTCAGACTTTGATGGTCGTGTAGATATTATTCCAGTATCTGACCCGAACATTCCATCTAACGCACAGCGCATGATGCTTGTTCAAATGGTACAGCAAATTGCTGCTCAGTCAGAACCAGGAATGTTCGACATGGAAGCAATTAACAGAATGTTGCTGACCACTGCCAATGTTCCTGATGTTGAAAAACTTATGCCTTTCAAAGAAGAAGCTCAACCTCTTGACCCGATGTCAGATATTTTGGCAGCAGCAGAAGGCAAGCCTATCAAAGCATTTGAAGGGCAAAACCATGAAGCTCACATTGCAGTAAAAACTGCCTATCTTCAAGACCCTAAAAATCAACAGAATCCAGTATTCCAAAAATTAGCTGGAGCTTTATCTTCTAATATTTCTGAACACATGATGGTTCAATATAAAGAGCAGATGATGGGTCTGTACAATACTGCATTGCAGAATCCAGAAACACTTGGTCAAATCGCACTTGACCCTTCAGTCATTGAACGGGTACAGGCACAAGCCGCCCAGCAGATTTTGCAGGCTAATGCCGCAGCTGCTCAAGGTCCAATGACACCTGAACAACAGATGCTACAAATTGAAGCACAGAAACTTCAGGTAGAACAAAATAAAACTGCTGCACAGATTGCCAAAGCACAGGCAGATGCAGCACTTAAAAATCGTGACCTTGACTTGAAAGAACAGAAGATTGTTCTCGATACGCAAGCCAAAGGAGCGCAGGAACAAATGAAAGCTTACCAGAAGCAAGAAGACAGAGATGCCAAGCGTGCATTGAAAGCTATGGACGTACTGGCCGACTTGCTGAAAGCCCAAGAAAATAATGACTTGGAAGAAGCTAAAGTTTCTGCTAAACTATTGGCAGACGTAATCAAGCAACAAGGCATTGAATAAAATGTTAGGAAGACTTTTATCAGAAGGTTTAAAAGCTACAGCAAAGCAATCATCTAAAAAAAGTAAAAATTTAGATGATATTAAAAATATTAAACTTAATAAAACAGAAGCTGAAATTGTAGAATCTTCTCCAAATTCATTGAAAAATTTATTTGATAAAGATATTGATTATGTTGTAGATACATTTGAAAATTCTGGTATATATACTTCCCTTAAAGAAAATCCTACTAAAATTAAAAAAGGAACTACAGATAATTTTAAAAATAAAATATATTTACAAACTCAAGAAAGTTTAAAAGACCAGCCCAATAAAATGATTGTCTATAGGCATGGAAAATTAGACCCTGGAATAAATGTAAATAAAAATGAACCACTTTCTTTTACTCTTTCTCCATTTAGGGGAGAATTACCTGGCGGTAAAAAAGCAGATTTAAAAAATTTTGAAGCTTATGAAGTAAATAAAAAAGATATATTAGCTAATTATGAAAAGATAGTTCCAAATTATTCTAAAAGAGGAACATCAAATGAAAGAGAAGTTTTAATTTTTCCAGAAAATGTAAAACCTATTGAAGGATTTTTTAAAGGTGGTAGGGTTGAAAAAAACCCATATGGAATTAATTATCAAAAAATGATATAAATGTTATACGAAGAGTTAGTAAAAGAAATACAAAAAGAAATTGAGTCTATAAAAAATTCGCTTGCGTATGGAGCCGCTTCGGATTATTCTAGATACTGTGAATCAGTGGGAACAATCGCTGGTTTAGAAAAGGCCGTAGGTCTTATCAAAGATTATCTGAATAAATATATCGAAGAGGAGTAAATATGCAAGCTGCATCTAGTGCTTTGAAAAACGATGAATGGATTACAGACGAGGATATTGCAGACCCAAATCCGCTTCCAGGAATCCCTGGATACCATATCCTTGTTCGTCCAGTATCAGTTAAGTCAGCAACTAAGGGTGGTATCCTTTTGCCTGACTCAACCAAATCGGACATGGCTTACCTTACAACAGTTGGCCGTGTTCTAAAAGTTGGCGACCTAGCTTATAAAGACGAGAAGTTTGCCAATGGACCTTGGTGTAAAGAAGGTGACTTTGTGTGTTATGGAAAGCATACGGGAAGCAAGTTCTTTTACAAGGGCATAAATCTTTTGCTATTGTTTGATGATGACATCAAGATGGTGGTCGAAGATGCAAAAGACTTAGACCCTACATTTAATCTAAGCAATTAAAAAAATTCACAGCTACCCTTGTGAATTAAACAATCATACTATATAATATTATGTATCGGCGTTATTCGTCTATTTCGCCGCAGACGTTAAACAGGAGAAAATACTATGGCAGAGACTGAATGGTCTACCATCGAACCAGGCTCACCCCCTGAACAAGAAAAGGTGGAATTTGAAATCGAAGGGCAAGAAGCCGCAGAAGTAGAAGCCCCCGAAGCAGAAGTAGAAACTAAAGCCGAAGAGCAACAGCCTGAAGCAAAAGTGGAAGCCGAAGCACCCCAAGAAGAAACTACCCCTACAATTGAAGAAGAGCAAGAAAAAGAAACAAAGGGTGTAGAAACATCTGGCGCTCAAAAACGCATTCGACAACTGGTAAAACAGAAAAAAGAACGTGAAGCTGAAATTGAAAACCTTCTGGCACAACAGAAGGAAATGCAAACCAAGCTTCAACAGAGAGAAGAAGAATACAAGAATCTCTTAAATAATAATGTTGAATCTAACGAGCGTCAAGTGACGGAACGTTTAGAGCTTGCTCGTGCTGCGTACCGTCAAGCCGTAGAAAGCGGCGATGCCGATAATATCTTGAAGGCACAAGAATCTCTTAATACTGCCCAGCAAGATAACTATAGGCTGACAGAGTTTCGCCAGCAGGCCGACTCTTTTGAACCTCAAACATTTGAGGAGCAACAACAAGCTCAAACTGCTAATGTGTCAGAGGCACAGCGCAAAGCAACAGATTGGGCAGCAGCAAATGACTGGTTTAATAGTGACCGTGTAATGACTGCAGTTGCTCTAGAGATTGATACTCAGGTTCAGGAAGAAGGGTTTGACCCAGCTGACGATGATTATTACGAAGAAATTGACCGCCGCATGGCAGAACAATTTCCAAAAAAGTTTGGACAAGTCACCGAAGAAGTGGCAACCGAAAACCCCGTAGCGCAGGAAACGTCAACACCTGCTCAAGTGGTCGCAGGAGCTTCGCACACTCCAGCACCTTCATCAAGTAAAAAGGTAAAGCTCTCACAAGAAGATGTACGCCTTGCAGAAAAATGGGGCATATCACTTGAACAGTATGCAGCCGAAAAGCTAAAAGTCGAAAAGGCAGGCGAAGGCGAGTATACTACCATTAACAGATAGTTGCGAAAGGATATACACTTATGGCACGAAATACCACACGTAGCACCCAGAGTCGTGAACTGGAAACAAGAGAAGCCGAAGACTTTGAATATCGTGAACCGAATCTTTTGGATATTCCCGAATCAGTAACCGCAAGGTTTGAAGACCAAGGAATGAAACTTCGTTGGATACGTACAACCCTAAAAGGTGGTGACGATTATACAAATGTTGGGAAAAGAATGGCCGAAGGCTGGGAGTTCGTTTCTCTTGAAGAAGTACCTGAACTAGCGCACACCTCTGCAATTAGAGAGGAAGGTCGCTACAAAGGCACTGTATGTCGAGGAGATTTGGCGCTTGCTAAGTTGCCAATTAAACGTGCAGAAGCTCGACAACGACATTTTGAAAACGCATCTGCAGAGATGGTTGATGCTGTCAATGCACAGCTTGAAAACTCATCAGACCGCAGAATGCCAATTCAAAATCAAAGTAGAACCAATGTAACTAAGGGTCGCACCCCTTCTTTTGATTAAAAGGGTGGCGAAGTCTGGTTACAGAATTTAAACACTGAAGGAGAAAAATATGTCTGCTACTAAAGTAACTGGACTTCAGCCTTCCCGTGTTCGTGGTGCTGCACCAAATAGTAACGGCCTGAATGAATATCCTATTGCTTCAGGCGCTACGGCAATGTACACAGGTACGCCTGTGCGTATTGCCTCTGGTACGCTTACACCGTGCGTAACGACTACCGAAGTACCCGTTGGTATTTTCCAAGGTTGCCGTTATGTAGAAGATGGGGAACAAAAATTTAAATCTTACTATTCTGGCGTGTCTGCTTCAGACATCGTTGGTTTGGTAAATGACAATCCTGGTCAAACTTACATCATTTCTTCAAATGCTACGGTTGCCGCTGGCATCGTGGGAAGAAACGTAGAAGTTAGCTCAATTGCTGGTGGCTCTACCTTTACTGGTAAGTCAACCATTGTTGCTAAAACGACTGCTGGTACAACTGGTAAAGCCACCAATGGTGCTTTGCGTGTTATTGCTATCGTTGATGAGCCTGGTAATGCAGTTGGTGATGCTTTCACGAAAATGGAAGTTGAATTTAACCATCAAGCTGCTGATTATCAGAATGTTCTGACTTCAGCCGTTGTGACCACAACCAACTAAGGGAGATAAATAATAATGGCTATTAATAGAGCAAGTATTGCAAAAGAGCTACTCCCTGGTCTTAACGCCGTATTCGGCCTTGAGTATGGGGAAGTTGCTGACGAACATGCACCGTTGTTTGACGTTGAAAACTCAGACCGTGCATTTGAAGAAGAGGTTCTCTTCACTGGCTTCGGCACTGCACCTGTTAAAGGTGAAGGCGCTGCCGTATCTTATGACGATGCCCAAGAAAGCTACACCTCACGCTATACGCATGAGACAATCGCTCTTGGCTTCGCCGTTACGGAAGAAGCTATGGAGGATAACCTCTATGACACATTCGCTAAACTGCGTGCCAAAGGTTTGGCTCGTGCTATGGCGAACACTAAACAAGTTAAAGCTGCTGATGTTTTCAACAACGGTTTTAACTCCTCCTTTGCTGGTGGTGACGGACAAGCTTTCTTTTCCGCTTCACACCCCACCATTGGTGCTGGCGACCAAAGCAATGCCTTGGCTGCTTCTGACCTTTCAGAAGCCGCTTTGGAAACTGCATTGATTGCTATTTCTAAAACTAAAGATGACCGTGGCATCCTGATTGGTGCGCAAGCTGAAAGCCTGCACATCCCGTCAGACCTGGCCTTCACTGCAGACCAGATTCTGAACTCGCCGCTGTCAACCACGATTGCTAACTCTGCTACCAATGTCAACGACATTAACAGCATTCGCAATCAAGGTCTTGTCCCGAATGGCTTCTACGTGAATCGCCGTTTCACGGACACGAATGGTTACTTCATTAAGACTGATGTGCCGAATGGTGCGAAAATGTTCGTCCGTTCACCGCTTCAGACTAAAATGGAGCCTGACTTCGACACTGGCAACCTGCGCTTTAAAGCTCGTGAGCGTTATGCGTTTGGTTTCAGTGACTGGCGTGGTTTCTACGGAAGCCAAGGTGCTTAATTAAAACACCTATTAGCTAACCTTTGAAGGGGGTGGGACTTGTATCTCACCCCCTTTTTTAGTATAATATAGCTATTGACATTTTTATAGGAGCAATCAATGACTAATATTAGAACAGCATTTGTTTCTGGGACTGGTACTTTTGTAGACGCATATTCAAGTGTGACGGTAGCAAATACTCGTGTTCGTGCTATTAACATAGCACCTGCCTCTCAAAACGGACGAGGACAAGTTATTATTACAGGAACAACTACAACACCTTTCGGAGAAACTGTAGGCAATAGAATTAAATTAGCAGTAAATGATAGATTATATTTTTCACTTCCAGATAACGGAGTAAGATTCCCTGGCAAGATTATTGTATCTGCTGCTGGTTCAATTGCTACAACTATTTACTATGGCTAATTATACTTATCTTGTTACCGACATTATCGAGGCTACCGAAAATGATGGCAGCGAATTTGTTTCGGCTATTCCAAAAATGGTTAATCGTGTAGAAGAACGACTAACTAAAACATTGGACGATTATGGTTTGGTAACAACTACAACAGTTACACTATCAGCAGGCAAGAACAGCCTTACACTTCCTTCGGAAACACGATATGTAAAGAATCTTCGCATTGAAGATAGTGGCACTAAAATTAATCTGCTACAGAGAACAGATGAGTTTATTTATGACTACTGGCCTGTCAGCGCAAGTACAGGAACTCCAAAGTATTATGCAAAGAAAACAAACACAGATGTTATCATTGCTCCTACTGCAAGCGCTACTTACAGCGGGGAACTTGTATATGTCGCTAGACCGACTACACTAACCAGTGTAAATCAAACTAACTACTTCTCTGATTTTTGCTATGACGCTTTGTTTTATGGCTGCATGGTAGAGGCAGGAGATTTTATGAAAAACTTTTCAGTAAGTAATTATTATGAACAGCGTTATCAAAACGCAATTGAAGCATTAAGAAATCAAGCACGTAGAACACGGCGTGATGATATGGAAGCACCTGGCTCTATGGCAGGAGAAAATACATTAGGAGGAACACAATAATGGCTACAGGTAAACTTATTGCAGGTATTATAAAGGCTGCAAAAAGCCAAGGCAGACAACCTAATTTTGGTGCTGCCAAAGCAAAACTAGAAAAAAAAGTTCGTGAAGGAACTGCAACAAAAGAAGACAAAGAACTTTTAAAAGAGTTGAAGAAAAAAGATGCCGAAGCAACGAAATCTCAAAAAGTAAAACAGTCTCAATCAAGTCGTAAAACTCCTGTTTCTTTAGCAGGTTCTAAAAAAGTTGGTGGTACGCAAAAAAAGGGTGGCGGTAAAATGAAAAGCAAAGGTTACAAAGGCGGCGGCAAAATGAAAAGCAAAGGCTATGCAGCTGGTGGCAAAATGAAAACTAAAGGTTATGCAGCTGGCGGTAAAATGAAAACCAAGGGCTATAGGGCTGGCGGTAAATTAAATAAAAAAGGTGGCGCACCACATAATCGTTTATATTAAAGGAACTGTAAATAATGGCTAAATCAGTACAAGAAATGACAATTGCTGAACTAAAGCAAGTGTTAAAAGATAATCAAGAAATTATCAATGCAGGATTAAGACGGTCAAGTAAAGGCAGTTACATGAGAACTCCTGTAGGAAAAAACGCCCAAGCACGTTTTGATAGAGCCGCAAAAGAATTAGCAAAGAGACAAGGAAGAACTACTAGAACTATTGATGAGGTTGTTCGTCCTATAGATAGAAGTCCTAAAGCACAGCGTGAGCGTACGATTCGTGCCAGAAAAAAACCTATTGGTGGTGCAGCTGCTACACGTAGGGCAGCGCCGCCTTTAAGAGTATCTCCTGTTGTAAAAAAAGCAGCGCCTGTTAAAACTGCCAAACCTACTAAACCCGCAGAACCTAAAGCAAAACCAAAGAAAAAAATGAAGGTTGGTAAACCTGGTTATAATCGTAGAACTATAACTAAAAATACTGGCGGTAAAGTAAGCGGCGCACCTCATAATCGTTTGTATTAATATATTTGAAAGGGTATTAAGATAATGAAAAAAGTACCAGAAGATAACCCAGGTCTTGCAAAGCTTCCTAAAAAAGTTCGCAATCGTATGGGATACCTTGATAAAGGAAGGCGTGTAAAAGAAGCAAGCACACGTGGCACACCTGCACAAGGTCAGCGTGCTTATGAATCTGAAAAAGCTCAGATGGAAGACTTTAAAAAACATATGGCCTATATTGAGTCACAGCTTTCTGATAATCGTGGGGGTAAAAAAAAAGTAAATAAAAGTGGCGGTAGCCGTGTTAATGAGGCAGGCAACTACACAAAACCTGGTATGCGTAAAAGATTATTTGAAAGCATTAAGGCAGGTGGAAAGGGCGGAAAGCCTGGTCAGTGGTCAGCAAGAAAAGCTCAAATGCTGGCGAAGCGTTACAAAGAAAAAGGTGGGGGCTACAAATCGTAGTATGATATATGGCAAAATCAAAATCTCAAAAGTCTCTCGACAGCTGGACAAAGCAAAAGTGGAGAACTAAGAGTGGCAAGAAGTCGAGCGAAACTGGCGAAAGGTATTTACCAGAGGCGGCTATTAAGGCACTCACCCCAGCAGAGTATGCGGCTACATCGAGAGCAAAAAGAAAAGGAAGCAAACAAGGAAAGCAATTCGTTAAGCAGCCTAAAACTATAGCAAAGAAAACTGCTAAGTTTCGCAAGGCAGCAAAAGGCGGTAAAATTTCAGGACATAACAGGTTATACTAATGGCACTGACAGACGCAGAAAAAAATAAACTAAAGAAACTGGGATTATCTGGTTTGAATAAACCTAAGAGAACTCCTAATCATCCAAGCAAAAAGGCCGTAGTGGCCGTGAGGGGAGACAATGGAAAAGTTAAAGTCATTCGGTTTGGCGCTCAAGGAATGGGTCACAACTACAGCCCAGAAGCTCGTAAAAACTTTAAAGCAAGGCACGGAAAGAACATTGCTAAAGGCAAGACTTCAGCTGCTTACTGGGCTAATAAAGTCTTTTGGGCAGGTAAGTCTGGCAGTAAAAAGCGGCCTCCTAAAAGTCAAAAACAGACTTTTGGTCTTGGTCGCAAGAACAGAAAAAAAACTTAAAGACAATGGCGATAAGTAGGTCAGCGACCAGCCAGCAGGTGAGTAAACCTGGTTCCAAGAAAAGGAGGTGGTCTGCAAAGCGCAAAAAGTCTATCAACTGTAAAAGTCCAAGAGGCTTCAGTCAAAAGGCTCACTGTGCTGGTCGCACCAAACGTAGGAGAAAAGCATAATGGCAACATCAGGAACATATAGCTTCTCAATGGATATTGATGAGGTAATCCAAGAAGCAATGGAAATGATTGGCGGTGAGCCGACACTAGGCGAAGAGCCTCGCTCTGCACGCCGTTCTATAAATCTACTCCTGCAAGATTGGCAAAACCGTGGTATCCAGCTTTGGACAATCAATACTACGGCGGTGACCGTGGCAACAAGTGTCACAGCCTATAGTCTAGACGCACACAACATTGATGTAGTTGAGGCAGTTGTCAACAGAGACAACACTGACCTGCAACTAGAACGCATTAGCATGGAAGAGTATCTCAAGATTCCACGCAAGGGACAAACGGGTCGCCCGACACAATACGCAGTACGCAGAGAGCGTGACAATCCTGTTGTGTATTTGTGGCCTGTACCCGAAAACAATACAGACAAAGTTAAGTTTGAAACTGTAAAATATTTTCAAGATGTCTCACGGTCTTCACAGACTGCAGACATCTCTCGCCGTTTTTATCCCTGCCTTACTGCAGGTACGGCATACTTTATGTCCATGAAGCGACCAGGTGTTGATATGGGCAGAATCCAAATGTTGAAGACGGAGTACGAAGAAAGGCTGGTGCGAGCGCAAGAGGAAGATAAAGAACGTGCAAGCTTATATCTTACGCCCCGCCTGAACTATAAGTAATGGGAGCAACTAAATCATTAGGACTCTGTGACATCTGTGGCTTTAGGTATCCCCTGCGGGAACTGAAAAAGAATAGCTATGGTATGATGGTTTGCAACATGGACTACGAAGGAAAGTATGACCGACACAACCATCCACAAAACAGAATAGCTAGAGTAACCGATGACGAAAACATTAGGGATGCTAGACCACAACGACCTTCTCTTGTTTCTGCAGTAGCGGTGTCGGCGTGGCTACCAAGTTTGTAAATGGCACGAGGCAAGCATGTTAAAGCAGAATGTGATGTATGTGGTTTTTCTTATCCTCGCAGCAGGCTTCGAAAGAACAGCTATAACTTGTGGGTCTGTCCCGATGACTGGGATGGGTCATACAACAGGGTAGACCATCCGCAGAATAGAACACCCGATATGCGGGACAGAAGTAACTTCGTAATGAATGCACGACCTGACCCTAATATTGACAGGAATATAAACTGGGAAGATGCCACTGAACGACACACGATTATTTATCAGTGGGAACTATTAGATAAGAATTGGAATACAGTATAGATGGCAGACTTAACAGGTAAAAAGATTGCAAATACCTATAAGGATTTGTTGCAGATTAATTCTAGTGCATCTAATAGTGGCATAGATGAAACACTGCGCAGGGTTCAAGATGGTGCTGGCACTAACTCTTCACTAAAACTTTCACAAACTTCTGCTGCCTTTACAGGTAATGTAAGCATTGCAGGCAGCTTGAAAGTTACGGGAACATTTCAACCAAGCAATCTACAAACTACTAATATCATAGCTACAAGCATTACAACAAGCACGTTGAATGCTACCAATCTTATATTTCAAGATGTAAGTGTTAGCAGTTTACGCACTGGTGATTTATTTGCTACAACTGTTAGCGCAGGTACGGTAAGTGCAACTACTGTTGCTGCTACCAATATTACATTGGCAGGTGAGCCAGTAGCTACATCAGCAGGATTAGCAACAGTTAGTTCAACTATGGCTACTAGTATTGCTAATGTATCAGCAGCATTAGAGACTCGCATTGCAGGTGTAAGCTCTACCTTTGCTTCAACCTCTGCGACTTTGGAAAGTCATATTAACACAGTTTCGGCTACCTTGTCAACCACTAATGTAGCTTTACAAACATCTATTGCAAATGTTTCTAGCACAATGGCGACAAGCATTGCCAATGTGTCAGCTGCTCTTGAGACACGTATTGCAGGTGTAAGCTCTACTTTTGCTAGTACGTCTGCTACGCTTGAAACAAGAATTGCCACAGTATCTTCTACAATGGCAACAAGTATTGGCAATCAAATGCCTAAATCTGGAGGAACGTTTACTGGTAATGTGGCTTTTGATGCTGCCATTTCTGTTGTTGGTCAAGTGCATACTACAAATGGGGTTAAAGTATCATCTTCATATCCTTATGTTAATCTTTCAGAAACAGACACAACAGATTTAAATTCATCTTTAATTAGTAACAACGGTAAATTTCAACTTGGAACAGCAAGTAATAGCTTTGGTAGTTTTAATACTCGTTTTGAAATTGACCATTCAACAGGTAATGCTAACTTTACTGCCAATGTAACTGCCACAGCTTTTTATGGTGACGGTAGTAATCTTACTGGAGTTGCTAGTGCAGGAACTTCGGCTACGCTTGAAACACGTATTGCAGGAGTGTCATCTACATTTGCTACAACATCAGCTACACTTGAGACACGTATTGCTACGGTATCTAATACTTTGGCAACAAGCATTGCAACCGTATCCGCAGCCTTACAAACAAAAATAACAACAAATATTAATGCTATTACATCTATTAACAATGTAGTTAGCGCACTTAGTTCTATTGTTAATGATGTTAATGCTTCTGCTATTGCTGCTAACGCACAGGCAATTGCTTTGGCTAATACATCTATTGCTGCCAATGCTTCTAGTGTTGCAATTAATATGTCAGCTATTACCTCTGTCAATAATATTGCTACTGCAAATGCTGCTGCAATTACATCTGTTAACACTATTGCTGTAGCAGCAGCAAGCGCTGGGACATCAGCTACATTAGAAACCAGAATTGCAGGGGTGTCAAGTACGTTTGCAGCTACCTCTGCTACCTTAGAAACAAGGATTGCTGGAGTATCTGTTTTAACTAAAACTAATTTAGATGCTATAGCCTCAGTTAACACTATTGCTGTAGCAGCAGCAAGCGCTGGGACATCAGCTACATTAGAAACCAGAATTGCAGGGGTGTCATCTACCTTTGCCACAACTTCGGCTACATTAGAAACACGAATAGCAGGTGTATCATCTACATTTGCTGCAACCTCTGCAACTTTGGCTACCTCCATTGCAACCGCAGCTGCCGCTGCCGTGGCCTTTGCCATTGCATTGGGCTAACTTTTAGGGTATAATATTGACATGGCTAACTCTTTTAAATTATCTACCGCATCCTCTGTAGGCACAGCTGAAGTGTCTGTGTATCAATGTCCAGCATCTACTTCAACTACAATTATTGGGTTGACGGTTGCTAACATTATTAATTCACAGATTGCTGTGGATGTAAAGATTAATGATGGCGGCTCTTCCAAGATTCACTTGGTTAAGAATGCCCCAGTGCCTGCAGGTGGTACATTAGTAGTGGTGGGTGGCGACCAAAAGGTTGTCCTTGAACCTACTGATGTTGTAATTGTTCAATCAGATACTGCGTCATCTGGTGATGTAACAATGAGCTACCTGGAGATTACCTAATGGCAATCAGTAAAATTATTAATGACGGTATTGGTGATATTGACGAACTGACCGTTGACACTAATACACTTGTAGTTGACAGCACGAATAATCGGGTCGGCATTGGCACGAGTTCGCCTAGCTATAATCTTGATATTCAAGGCGCAACAGATGGTAATGTTATACATAGAATAAAAAATTCAACGGCTGGAACATCTGCTCGTGCAGGATTGTATATTGACGCTGATGATGGCAATAAGGGGAATTTACTTGCCACATCATCTGCCTACACAGGCGTTGGAAGCTGGCAAGATGCCACTGTATTAAATGCTGGAAGTATAGCAAGCGGTGGCCTTATTTTAAACGCTCAAGGCGGAGACATTAAGTTTCAAAGGGCTTTGGCAGAAAAAGTTAGGATAACGAGCAATGGCTTAACATTCAACGGCGACACCGCAGCCGCTAATGCGCTGGACGATTATGAGGAAGGCACTTGGACGCCATCTGTTGCCGCAGGAACTGTCACTGCTGCAAATGCAAGATATACAAAAATTGGTGATTTAGTTCACATTACTTGCGTTTTATCAAATTTTAGCGACAGAACAACAGCAACAAATGTTCGTATTAGTGGTTTGCCCTTTGCATCATCAAGTAGCACTAATTCAGTGTCTGCGGTTTTGGGACGATACGCAAATGTTGGCGGAGATGCTATTGTTAATTGGATGGCTGCATCTAGTTCTATATTATATTTTTACTCAACTTTAAAGGGTGGTAATTATTTTACTATAAACCATAACAATTTGAATAATTCTAGCGCATCATTTTATGTTTCTCACACTTACAAAGCATAACCCGTAAGGAAATTAAATTATGGCATATTTAGGACAGGGAGCAGAAGGTAACTTTACTACGACCAACGCTAAAGATACGTTTAGCGGTGACGGGTCTGAGACTACCTTTACCTTATCGCAGCGTGGTACTGAAAACAATGTAGATGTTTTTGTAAACAATGTTAGGCAAGAGCCAGGGGTGGCATATAACATTGAGGGCAATGGAACGTCACTGGTCTTTACTGCTGCCCCTAGCACAGGTACTAACAATATCTATGTAGTTAACCGTGGTCCTGCAGAGCTATCTGCTAGTCATCCTGCTGCACAGAATCTTGAGGCAGCTGACGGAACATTTACTGGCGACCTGACAGTTGACACTAGCACCTTAAAGGTTGACAGCACAAATAACCGAGTTGGCATTGGAACTATAAATCCTTCACAAGCTCTTACAGTTAACGGTGCTGGAGCAAGAATATATCTTACTGGTGCAAACGAAGATATAGATATGGATGGAAGTGCTAATGGGCAAATACAGATTGATGGAAATGGGTATACAGGAGCAATAGCTCTAAACGCTAATGGTCTGCAAATTTACAATAATTCAGCTGGTCGAGCAATTATATTTGGAACAAATGAAACAGAACGCATGCGCATCCTTTCTGGGGGTGGCCTTACATTCAACGGCGACACTGCTGCGGCCAATGCGCTGGACGATTATGAGGAAGGTACATGGACACCTACATATAGTGGTAGTACCACAAATCCGACTGTTTCTTACACAGAGCAACACGGAGAGTATGTAAAAATTGGTAGGCAGGTTATTGCTAGACTTGAATTAAAAACAAGTTCTTTTTCTGGTGGCAGTGGGATTGTTACAGTTGGGGGTTTGCCATTTACAACTACATCTAATGATGGTGCTAGGTCTGGTAATTTAATTGTTGGATATAGTCAAGGCTTTGCTTCTACTACTCATGCGCCTCAAACAGGATATGCAAATCAGAATACTACTTCAATTGTATTGGGGCATAGAGCTAGTGATACAGGAGCAAACGCTGAATTATCAGGAACATTTGCTATGAGCAATTTGCATTCAAGCGGAAATAACTTTTTGATGGCAACTTTAATATACACAGCAGCATAACCCGTCTGGAAGTCGGGTTGGACAGGTGGCAATTCCGCCACGATAAATAGAAGGAGAAAACAAATGGCATTAACTAAAGAATTTGAATATGACTGCGAAGTAAGGGGCGAACACAAAAACGTCCAAGTTCGCAAAGCAACAATCGTAAAAGATGACGGTGAGGAAATTAGCCGCACTTACCATCGCCACGTTTTACACTGCCGCACCAAGACAGATGGCACTTGGGGCGACACTGACATTAGTGGTGAGGACGCAGCAATCCAAGCTGTATGTAATGCAGTATGGACAGATGCAGTCAAGTCAGCTTATGAAACTGCAATGGATTCAGCAACAGACCTATAAGGATAACCAATGGCTTCACAGGCACGACAACTAGCAGATAAGTCTATAGCACCACCAGGTCGCCGTAACCTGATTATCAATGGTGCTATGCAAGTGGCGCAGCGTGGAACATCAGTTACAGGTATTTCAGGTCCTGGATATAAAGCACTTGATAGGATGAGGCACTCTTCGGCAAACACAAGCACATCTAGATTTACGCAAGAACAAGTATCGGATGCTCCTGATGGATTTTCTAATTCACTTAAACTTACAACAACAACTGCAGAAGGCGGCATTCCTGCAGATGGTCGTGTTAGTGTTATTGACTACCGAATTGAGGCGCAAGATTTACAGCACTTAAAATATGGAACTTCAGATGCCAAAAAAATAACTTTGTCTTTTTGGGTTAAGTCAAGTTTAACAGGTCTTACAACAGTAGGCATTTATGCTCCTGATGGAGTTAGAAGTATTGGTCGGTCATACACTATAAATTCGGCAAACACTTGGGAATATAAAACATTAACTTTTGATGGCGACACTGGTGGAACTATAAATGATGATAATGGTATAGGCTTAGAAATACTTTTTCAAGTTGCGGCTGGGTCTGATTATACAAGCACCCCTATTCAAACAAGCTGGGGAGCTTCTAGCAATTTCAATGATGAGTTTAACGGCGGCAATACGTTTAACTTAATTGACACGCTTAATGCTACATTTCAAATTACAGGTATTCAACTTGAAGTAGGTAGCACTGCCACTGAGTTTGAGCATCGCAGCTATGGTGAGGAGTTTGCATTGTGTGAACGGTATTATGAAATAGCCAATCCTTTAGCCACTGTTGCAAGTGGCACTTATCTTTACGGTCAAGTTATTTCAGCCATTGCAAAAAGGGCTGCTCCAACAGGTTCGTTGATTAGCGCTAGATATTATCGCCCTGGAGTTTTTGATGTATCAGTAACAAGTGGTTTTACAATGGGAGGAGCTTCATTTTCAACAAACTCAAATGGCTATTACTTTTTTAACACTGCAACAGGAGTAACTAGTGGTGATGCTACGACTATTTACGGAAAAGTTGTCTTAGATGCGGAGTTATAAAAATGAGTGAAATGACATTTACATCGGCTCAATATGTCAACGTCCTTAACAACCAAATAATAAAAGTGGTTGTTGATGGTGTTGAACTATCTATTCCTCCCGTTGCTGGCAATCGCCACTATGACGAAATCATGCGACAAGTAGAGGCAGGAACTCTAACAATACAGGAAGCAGACTAATGGCATATATTGGTAAATCACCCGCAGGACTTGGAGTTCGTGCTAGATACTTTTACACTGCCACAGGCGGTGAGACTAGTCTGTCTGGTGCAGATGACAATGGCCGTGTGTTACAGTTTACAGATGGCGAGTATGTTGATGTATACTTGAATGGTGTCTTGCTTGTGGCAGGCACTGACTATGGCACAGGCACTGCCAATACTATTAGTGGTCTTGATGCTCTGTCTGCAGGTAACATTGTAGAGATTGTTGCATATGATATATTTAGTCTTGGCAAAGCAAATACAGAGGCTTTGCGTAGACGTTACTATAAGACTGCTTCAGGCGGTGAGACTTCTATTAGTGGGTCAGATGATAACGGCCTGACAATTACTTTTGCTGCTAATGCAGAGATTGAAGTATATCTCAATGGTGTTGCCTTGGTTCAGGGCGATGACTATAATACTTCTACAGCAAATACTGTGGGTGGTTTGTCTGCTCTTGATGCAGATGATATTGTAAGCATTGTAGTATATGAAGAATTTATTTTAGGTGATGTGGTAAGCAAAAAATCTGGCGGTACATTTGGCGACAGCATTAGTGTAGACGGTAGTATAACAACTAATTCTGGTGGTATAACAACTAATTCTGGAAGCTTAAAACATAAGCTTCACCATTCTACAGTGAATGATTTTATTATTCATAGATTTACTACAGAAACTACTGACGATGATAAATATATTATTGCTTACGGTCCAGGAAATGGTGATGGTAGTCTTGACAATCAAATAGCTATAAAATCAAATAACTCTGCAGGAACAATAGCATTTCATACAAATTCCACAGAACGTATGCGTGTTCTTGCTGGCGGCGGTCTAACATTTAATGGCGACACTGCTGCGGCTAATGCGTTAGATGATTATGAAGAAGGCTCTTGGACACCTGGCGTGGTTGGCATGACTTTTGAACTGGCAGAAGGAAGATATAGTAAAATTGGTTCAAGAGTTCAATGCTCTGGTGCATTAATAAATTGCACCAGCGGAACAGCATCAGCGAGTCAAGCTAAACTAAGTGGACTTCCTTTTACTGTTGGCAATCATTTATCTATCACTGCTTTAGAAGATGGCGGTCTTATTACGTATTGGGCTAATTTAGGACATGTAGCAAGCGCTATGAGTCTTGCGCCTGATGATAGTTCAACAGAATCTTATATGTATTACTCAGTTGGAACTGGGTCAACAACAATATCACCAGTGCTTAGAACTGCCTTGGACGCAAGTAATTTTAGCTGTAGATTTGCTTTTTCTTACACTATATAGCGGAGATAAAAATGAGTAAAGCAAGACAACTAGCACAAAGAACTAATCAGGCAGGTCGGAAAAACCTGATTATCAATGGTGCTATGGATGTTCACCAACGTGGTGGAACAATAACTGTTTCAAATGGAACAGGCTATACATTAGATAGATTTAATATTAGCAGAGGGTCTTCTTATAACTTTAATGTTGATGTAAGCCAAAGTACTACTGCTCCTACTGATTTTGTAAACTCACTTAAAATAGATGTGCAAGCAACAGCAACGCCATCTGGTGGTGAAAATGCTGTATTACAACAGTATATTGAAAGTCAAAATACTACACATTTAAACTATGGGTCTTCTTCTGGTAAGTACATAACCGCATCTTTTTGGGTAAGGTCTAATAAAACAGGAACATATGGATTTCAGTTAATGCACGATGGTAAGACTAGAAACTTTGTTAGTTCTTACACAATTAGTTCTGCTGATACTTGGGAAAAGAAAACAATAGTCATAAATCCTGATACAGCGGGGGCAGCTTTTGATGATGACAATGCGATTGGCCTTAGAGTTGTTTGGCATTTATCTACTGGTCCAGATGATATACTTTCAGGTAATCGTGATTGGACAGACGATAGTGCGTTTAGGTCTGTAACTGGTCAGGTTAATCTTTTCGATAGCACAAGCAACGAGTTTTATATTACAGGTGTTCAGCTTGAAGTTGGTAGTTCTGCGTCTGAGTTTGAGCATCGAAGCTTTGCTGAAGAGTTGGCATTATGTCAAAGATATTATCACGTAGCAGCAACATCAGCAGATACAAACCAAGCTGGTTTAGGTTTATGTTATGCTCATTCAGATACTGAATATAGAGCAGCTATTGATTTGCCTGTTGCGATGAGAACCATACCTAGCCTTGATAGTCCAACAGCTACAAACGGATATAGGTTTATTGTAGGGTCAACATCAAGCGCCATTGAGCAATTAGTTAGTTCTTTAACTCTATCTTATGCAGCTTGGAATACAAAAAGAAGGATTCTTATTGGCAGTGGTACAGGTCAAACAGACCAAAATGGTGGTGGTAAAGCAGGATATTTACAAATTTATTTATCATCGACAGCCTATGTAGCCTTTGATGCGGAGTTATAAATTATGGAAAATATGAACATTACATCAGCACAATATGTTTCTTCGGAAGAAGAGTCAAATAGTTTTATTGAATGTATGATAGAAGGAAAAAGATATGTTGTGCCGTGCGTTGCTGGCAACCGTCACTACGATGAAATTGTAAGCCAAGTAGAAGCTGGAACACTTACAATTGCAGACGCAGACTAGTTGCTTACTGGCCGTTTATAAGGTATAATATAGAATCTGCAGACTTTTCAAGGAGAAAAATAATGAATGAACCAGATAAGCTTATGCTAGACTTTGGAGCGCTAGGAATAACAGCAGGCGCTTTCTTTCAAATATTGCCTAGCATTACGGCGCTGGCTTCTTTGGTGTGGGTCTGCATCAGAATTTATGAAACAGAAACAGTAAAGAAACTGTTGGGTAAATAATAGGAATTAAGATATGGCTTCTGATTATAGTACAAGAATTAGATTAGAAAAGCAAGGCTCTGGTGAAAATGCTAACACTTGGGGTGAGAGGCTAAATCAAAATGTAGTTTCTCTAGTTGATGCAGCAATTGCAGGTGTAACTGCAGTTGATGTAAATGGTGCTGGCGGAACTGGTGTAACACTTACTACAAACAATGGCTCACCTGACCAGGCAAGAAGCCTTGGCCTTAGAATGACGGGTACTCTTGCTGCTGATGTTACTGTTACTTATTCTACTTCACCAGAAAAGATTTACTTTGTTAATAATGAAACCGTAGGCGGTTATAATGTTATTATGAACAATGGTAGCACAATGGTTACTGTTGGTGATGGCGCAGCATTGATTGCCACTAATGGTTCTAATAGCTATGCCATTAGGGATTTTGAATCAGGAACAAGGCTGGCATTTAATCAGAATACTGCCCCACAGGGTTGGACAGTTATTACCTCCGCCTCTCATAATGGTGCTGGTCTTCGTATTGTTAATGCAGCAACCAGTGGCGCACAAGTAGGCGGCTCTAACGAATTTACTTCTGTGTTTAATTCAGCTATTACAATAAGCAATATAACAGGTGCTACAAATAATGCTACACTAACTGGAAACACTGACGGCTGGGCATTAACAAGGTCTCAAATTCCTCCTCATAACCACACAATCGCTCACCGTGAAGTTGCTGACCGTGATGATGATGAAAATAAAAACACTGTTATTGGCGGTGGTTCAACAACAACCAGTAATGGTAACGTTGGTGAAAACCTTAATGGTACAGGAAACGCCGCAGAACACTATCACAGCCTAGAAGGATTAGGTGAACACCATCACACAGGAGTCAGCGCATCTGGCTCATTTAACTTAAACGTTAAATATGTTAACTTTATTGTATGCGAAAAGGATTAATAGATGGAATTAAAGGTTAAGAACGGATGTCCGTTACATAACTTTGAGCCATGTAAACAATTAGACTGCGCTTGGTTTACAAAATTAGCAGGCAAAAATCCCCAAGGGGGTGCAGATATAGAGGAGTGGGGTTGCGCAGTAACTATGATGCCACTTCTTTTGGTTGCTCAAACAAACGCTGCCAGAGGCACTCAAGGTGCAGTTGAATCATTTAGAAACAGAATGGTTGAGCAGCAAGATGAATTGCTACAGCTGGCAAAGCAGGGTGATATAGAAACAAAACTTATTGAATAGACATGGCTTCTACAGACACACAGTTTTTTAATTTAAAGTTTATCCCTGGCTTTCATAGGGAGTCAACCAAATATGCCGAAGAGGGTAAATGGTTTGACGGAAACCGTGTGCGCTTTCGTGAGGGTAAGCCAGAAAATCTGAGGGGTTATGAAAAGTTTTCTACCGATACTATATCTGGTTTTGCTCGTGACATTCTTACATGGACTGATAATAACACTCGTAAATATGTAGCCTATGGAACTAATATACAGTTATATGTAGTACAAAACGAAGACAGAACAGATGCAACCCCAATCGCTAGTTCAACAAGTGTAGCTAATAATTTTGTTACATCAGCAGGAACAGACAGAGTTAAAGTTAATTTAGGGTATACACCTCCTCATACTGTTAGTGTTGGAGATAGAATTGAATTTACTGGCGTAGATAATTTTGCTGGAACAAGTATTAACGGAACGTTTGCAATTACATCTGTTAGCGCACAGGATGCTTTTTTTATTACTGCAAATGCTACTGCTACGGCTAATGCTAATAATACAGGCGGCACTAATGGTAAGATAAATCTTTTGATACCAAATGAAGAGCCGAATGATATTCAAGGCTTGGGATATGGTGCTGGTGCTTGGAACGGTAACAGAGGGTGGAACTCTGCTGCAGCTTTTTCTGATATTATTTTCCAAGGCGCACAGTGGAAACTTGATACATATGGTGAAGACCTTATAGCTTTACGCCGTAAAAGTAAAATTGCATATTTAAATGTTTCTGATGATAACTATACAGTTACTCGTGCAAGCATTGTAGATACTGCGCCATTTGCAAATACTTTTATTGTGTCGCCTAATGATGGACATGTTGTTTGTTATGGGGCATCAGAAAGCCCGTCTAGCTCTGCTATTATTCCAATGCGTGTTGCCTGGTCAGACCAAGAAGATTATCAAGATTGGACACCTTCAGCTACAAATACTGCAGGCTCTGTTATCTTAACTGAAGGCTCTCGTATTATTGGTGCAATACGTTCACGTAATACAATTAACATTTGGACAGACAAGGCTATGTATATTCAAGAGTTTGTAGGAACTCCGTTTATATTTAGATTTACACAGGTTGGTTCTAACTGTGGTATGATTGGACCACATGCAGCTGTAGATATTGATGGTGTATCTTATTGGATGGGCGACAATAATTTCTATATGTATGATGGCCGTGTTAATACTATGCCCTGCACAATACGCCGACATCTTTTTGATAATTTTAATATGGTTCAAAAAGATAAAGTATACGCAGGAATTAACAGTGAGTTTAAAGAAATTATTTGGCTGTATCCACAGGATAATAGCCTAGAGCCTAATGCCTATATAATTTATAACTACGAAGAACAAACATGGGTATATGGAAATTTATTTGAAGATGGTATTACCACTACGTTTGCAGACCGTGGCGTGTTTGACACTACTGTTTTAACTGGCCGCACATCTGCAACGGGCGATATGCTTGTATGGAGCAACGAACCTGATAACATTTACACTGGTGATGGTCAAGCGCTTACTTCGTTTATTGAGTCTGCAGAATTTGACCTTGATGAGGGCAAGCAGTTAATGTTTGCAGATAAACTTATTCCTGATTATACATTTAGCACAGGAGAGCAGATTAAATTTTCCATTAAGACACGCAGGTATCCATCGGATGATTTCCAAGAGAAAGGTCCATTTACGATTAATGCTGACACACAAAAGGTAAACATGCGTGCTAGAGGTAGACAGTCTGTTGTCCGTGTGTCTGCAGATGCTGCGGGTCAGTGGCGCTGGGGTAGCGTAAGATTGGCTATGCAACCTGATGGTGAAAGATAATGGCTAACTATCCAAAGTATCCCATAGGCAAACCAGCTACTGCTGATGAGCTACACTCAGATTTAACTCGCTGGGCTAATGAACTTACACGTGAACTGGATACCGAAAGCTTGCGGCAGGATAGCGCACCGTCAACAAAAATATATACAGTAGTTACAATTACTGATATTGGTAGGCCGCAGCAGGGCGATGTAGCCTATGCAATTAGTGCGGCTAAGTTTAAAGGATACACAACTACTGCTGGTGGATGGGTAGATTTCCACTAGGTAGCTGGTATATTTGATATAAATAGGGTATAATATTACAATGTATGAGGGTCTTGCAAACATATTACAGCTAAAGGGAATGGGCATGACAGAGGATGCCACAGGCTTTCAGCGTGCCTTTCGTTTGGCCGATATGATTCCTGTGGTTGCTGCACAGGCTATGCCTAAACAAGCTATGCGACCTGCTCCTATGCCGCCGCAAATGTCTGCTCCTGTATATAGAGAAGAAGGCGGTCTGGTAGATGGCGGCAAGGTAGACGGTGATGACTATGTAATTGATGCCTACACTGTGTCTGCTCTTGGCAACGGGTCATCCGATGCGGGTGGTAAACTTCTTGACCAGTCTTTGCCCCAAGTAGAAAATACTGATGGAAGTAAAACTGGTATGGTTCAAGAAGAGATTGGTGATGGAATGTCTGACAATGTTTCATATGATGTGGCTAACGGGGGCGACATTACTGAGGCAAGAATTAGTCAAGACGAGTATATTGTAGACGCAAATCAAGTTAAAGCTTTAGGTGATGGTGATGTAGATGAGGGTACAGCACGCCTTGATAAGCTTAGAGAAGAAATAAGACAACAAGCATATGGCACTAAAAAGCAACCTAAACAAATTAGTGCGGCAAAAACACTACGTGAATTAATGAGGACATAATTATGGAACGCTTTGAAGATTTAATGGGTATAACGCACGATACTGGCGATGCTTTCTTAGATAAAAAGTTAAATCAAAATACTGCTTATATTCTTGGTAAAATTGCAGCTGGTGTTGTAGGTGCTGGAATATTAGGTAAAAAGTCTAAAGTAAAAACATATGGTGGTGATTTTGCTAAAGCTATTCGTCCATATGCTACACAAGGTCTTAAAGATTTGCAGAAGATATATGAGCAAGGACCACGAGTTTTTGAGGGAGAAAGGGTAGCTGGATTTACAGACCCACAACTTGCTGCTCAAACTTCTTTGCTTGCTTTGTCAACTGCACAGCCTGACTATTATAAGACTGCTTTAGGTGGTATTGAAGAAGCAATGGGTATGCAGCGTGAGGCAGCTGCAGGTATTACTGCTGAAGAAATTGCTGCACAAAGAAAACTTCTTGAGCCTATGGCAGAGTCACAGCGTTTGGCACAGCAGCAAGCTTTTCAAGGTGCTTTA